TATATTATATGTAATACACGTAATACACGTAATACACGTAATACACGTAATACACGTAATACACGTAATACACGTAATACACGTAATACACGTAATACACGTAATACACGTAATACACGTATTACGCAATCTTTTGTCCTTTTGAGACCATACCTTCGGTTATCAGGTCTATAATAGAATCCGTCATTGTGTGTAGATCTTCCGCTTGCATGTTGGTCTTAATAGCCTCGATGGTCACTACTGGCAAACGGAAACTAACTGATACTTTAGCATCGTTCTTTGCTTCCACTATCTTGTTGTTCTTCTGGTCTTTCATGCTGCCTCCTTTATAAGTATATAGATTTTATTACTACTAAAACCTGGGAGATAAATCAATGCTCCGTTCATTAGCCGCCGTCCGTCCGATATCGAAATTCAGTCTGGAAATAGAAAACAAATTCGGTTCAAGAGCAAGTTTTACCGCCGTGTAAAGAAGATCTGGTGATAGTAGTAGTATATATGCAGCAAGTAAAATAAATTCGGGCATCATAGAAAAAACCTCAGCATCTCCGAAAAAGATTTCGGGAGAGCCGGCAAAACTGCCAGCCCTCCCGTCCTCAGCCATAAGGAATTGTGATGATGGGGCGGTTAGTAATCAGCAGGCGCTCCGCCCGGATGATTGCCTGCCGCTCCGTACACGGCATTGCCCTGAACGGGCGCGTTAACCGGAGCCGGAGCAGCCTGGGTCCCGCATACACTGCAGAATCCTGCACCTGCCGGAATCTGCGTCTGGCACTTGGTGCATTGCTGCGGCGCATTCGGGCCGAAGGCATTGGTGATTGCTTGATCAACCGGCATTCCTTGATTTCCGATCACTGCAGCTCCAGGATATCCGGGGGCGGCGGTCGGAGGGGGCGGAGCCGGAGCCGGGCCGTTGGCATTAATCACGGCTTCTCTTTCATACTGCGCACCGAAAAGGATCGCACCGCCGCCCTTGGGGGGACGCACCCGAGCAAAACCGAAGACACCCGCCTGCAGATGAGCCTGGCTGAAGAAGGTGTTGGTTCTGGCCGCAAGCATCTGTTTCCAGAGCTGATTGTCAGGCGTTCCGGGGAAATTCCATTGGGCCGGACGCCGGCCTTCACCTGTGGCGATCCCGTTGTTTATTTCGTCCATGAGCGTGTCCATACCATCTGAACCCCAGACGAAATCACGGATAATGAAAGATACCTGCCGGGTTTGGAGCGGGCGGTTGTCCTTGTCCAGCATCTGAACCCCGTCGACGTGGGAATATACATCGCCCCAGTAGCTGGATCCGGTAAGATAGAAATGCATCTCCTTGCCTTTATTGAGGTTTTTGGCAAACATGTCTGCCATCTTGCCCCATGCGATGAGCCGGTAGCTGTCCGGCTCGCTCCTGCCGTACTCGTTGATCAGTATCGGAATGACCAGACGAGCATTGACTTTCTTGCCCTGGGCGTTGATATGCGCCGGGGTGTAAGTCATCTTGATTTCCTTATTTGTGCCGACACGTCCGCCGACTGCATTTGCCTTGAAGAACCCATTTGAGGTTCCAGCCATAATGTACCTCCTTGCCCTGTTGGGCGTTTAAAAGTGAAACGTTTCACATCGGATCTCCGCCATTCGGATCACCGTTAATCGGGTTCGAGAAATCTTCGGTTTCGACTTCGTCTCCGCTGACGAACCCTTTGAAGAAAGGATCTGCTGCAGTTTCAATTGCTCCGCTTCCGCATTCTTCGATAGCCGGGCTTCGAGAAACCCCCTGCTCCGTTTCCGCTTCTGCCAGCTCACGCATGGTGGGCTGGTTGTCAAGATCGGCCTGTGTCAGCACACGGCCAGGTTCGTTGAGCGTCCAGTCCCAAGCTACTAGTACGTGAGACAGCTTCTGCATGTTGGAAGTGGGCATTGTCCAGAAGGTCTTGCCTGACTGCAGCTCTATTTTAGCCATGCCATGCTTGAACTCCTGAACAATGCCTTTCAGCCGCCGCATTACAGCGGACAGTAAACGCCGTCTTTCATCTTGCCTTTCCACTTGCTGCCGGCAATCTGATCAGCGCCATCGAAGATCCAAGCGATTTGGTGCCCTTGCTGCGCCAGCAGCGCACCTTCGCTGTAATTTGTTCCTGCATTATTCGTTTTCCAGCAATTTTGCGGGCAGAATACTCTTTTAATGGTGAATCCGACACCATTGCCCTCTCCATCATTGAAATACAGGGTGTACCCTGGCAGCAGGGCATTTTTGAAGACATGCCCGGCAATTGAACCCTGCGCCGGAAGCCTTTTGTACTCATTGCTTACAGGCTCCAAGGTGCGGCAGCCGATTACAAAGCGGTCAGCGCCCGGAATGTCTGCAATGCTGATTGGCTCCAGTACTGCCAGCCTAAGGTTTGGGTCAAATGCATCTTTGTTGGCTGCTGCAGGCTGCAGCGGCATTTGAAAGCCGCATTTGGTGAAAATGTGGTGGTTGCAGCGCCTGTAGATTTCCATGAGGATGCGGTACTTCTGGTCTCGTGTCAATCCAGTGGGCGGCAGGTTGGTCTCCAGCGGTTCGTTGAACTTGTGTGCTGGAGGCGGTTGGCGGTAGGCAGGTCCGCCGGCGGTTTGTCCAGGCGGCATGCTTGCAGGCGGGACGTATGGCGGGAATTGATCGTTCGCCATAGCGCCGGCGTTTTGTTCAACCGTGGTCCATGGAACAGCATCTTCACTGGCCGGAGCGGCCGGTTCAGCTGCCCGCGTGCCGCAGCTGCCGCAAAACATTGTGGATACCGGGGCGCCGCAGCTTGTGCAGAACTTCGCCCCGGCGGCGGGTGCAGCTGTTTCCACTGCCGGCGCAGGTGCGATGGGTGCAGCTGTTTGCACTGCCGGCGGTATTGGATCCATGGCCGCAGCTTCTTCCGCTCCCATCGTATTGCCGGACAAATGATGAACAGCTTCCACGTCCCATGGGGCGTTGTTGAAATCATGGTCTTCCGGTTCAATCATGTCCATGGACAGCACCTGTTCGGTTAAAGGATCTGCGGCCGCGGCTGCCTCGCCAGCTGGCTTGTCTGCCTCATCAGCCGCCTTTGCTTTGGCTGCGTCCGGCGCTGCAATTCCCGCTTCGTCGACTAATAGAACGGGCAGCTGGTATCCGTTGAGCTTTTCAGGCGTGGTTTTGTCCCAACTCTGGTTCTGTTCTTTGGGATCGCGTGAAGCCCGCAGATACTCCCTGAATGTGGATAGGATGAGATCGTTTGCTTCGTCCAGATACACCGTCTGCTCATCGTGCATGTTGGCCTGGCGCACTGCCCAGTCCTCTTTGCCCGTGTTGATGCGGTCGATGAACAGCTGCATGTATCGTGTTCCGAAATATGGTTCATCGGCCATGGACGGCGGCTCTATCTCAAACCCGATTCCAAGGTTTTCGATCTCATCTCGTGCATGCCCTTCAGCCGCCTCTTCGCGCTCTTCTTTGCTCATGGCTTTGGCAGCCTCTGGGTCTGTAAGAAGCGCTTTGGCGTGGCTGGCTTCGTGAAACACGCTCATCAGCAGTTCGAGCCAGAGAGAGGCTCGCAGCGATAAGCAGTTGTCGTCCATCTTGGTCTTTTCCACGACAAGCTGCCAGTGCTCTTTAAGGTTGAGAAGGACAATGCCTTCGTCGATGATTATGTCTGCGAGTTTGTCCTTGGGCATTTCATCATTGAAGATGATTGCCGTGACGCCCCAGTCCGAGCTGGACAGTGTATGATGCACTACGTCCAGCAGTTTCTGGCTGACCAGCTGCGAGCCGTATATTTCGACTCCGCTCATTACTGTGTGATCACGTTTCATGAGCTCTTTAACTGCAGTCATGTCGACAAATTCGACTTCGATTGCCTCTTGTTGCGCTGTTTCGGTCATGAAAAACTCCTTTCGTTTTGTGTTGGCTTTTGCACCAATGGCAATAGTAATAATAAACAGGCCCGTTAACAGTGCTAACGGTTCCAACGCATCACCTCCTTTCTGGTTAAATTTCTTCGTTTATTCGGGCTCCGAGAAAAACTCCGCAGTCCGTCTCCGCTTTCGCATATATCTCGTATTTGAAATGCCGCTGCAGCATTTGGAAAAAGCAAATGTCATTGCAAGAATTGCAGAAATGAAATATTATTATGAGATTTGCAGCTCCGAAATGTGATTATGAGAATTATCATTTAATCGGGAACCGAGAAAAAAAGCGACCGGAGGGAGCTCAAACCCTGACCACGGCTGAGAAAGTGGGGCTATGAACCGAAATCACGGGCCGTTAAGCGCAGGTATCGGTTCATGAGAGTTAGTGGTTAAAATGTGGGAAGAAGTGGTTAATTATGCCAAGTCGTGATGCCACGCATAGCGCCTCTGTTTATCACCTCCTTTCTTATATTCAAATCTATTCAGATTTGTCTTCCTCTTTTAGATAATGAAAGAAAGCTGGTGGAAATTCGAATTGAATTTCATAGTCCTTTATCTCCACTGTAATTCTCGCCGAACTATCAACATAAGGCATTCCTTTAACCCATTTTAGGGTTATATGCCCGTGTCGATTGGCTTTCCTTTTACCAATTTTAAACCCACCTTCGTCATTAGCTTTTCGCCCTATAAAGGCGAACCCGTCATCGGGGTCAAACATTATGTCAACTTTGTCGCCGTGTTTTAAACCGGCTTCAGACATTATAATTTCTCCGATAGCAAGTTCAGCTCTGCTTTCGATAGTTTCTCCGGTAGATTTATCTTTCTTTTCTCTTACTACGTAAGTAATAAGGTTTCCAATATGGCTGACGTTCCTCTCGACAGCTGCTTTGGACTGTTCGTAAAATGATGCTAATGCCATGCTTATACCTCCTATTTTAATTTTTATCCCCAGTATGGTATACATGGGGATGAATTGGGATGTTGCATGAGAGCTTTCTTGAAAGCTTTTTCGGACAAACTTCTACCCCATCTGACATGTTCAGGCGTATAGTAGTTGCCTCCCCGCGTTGACGGCATTGGGTATCTGACAGCGTCAGTAAACACCAATTTTATATGGTGCTCGCCCTCATTTTCATGGATCATATCTACCACACTGGTCCATTTATTTATGGAATGCATATACGCCATTATATCATGCTGTATAGTTTTGAAATTACTGCATCGAGTGTCAGCGTGGTAGGTGCTGTTCCAAGCGTTAGCCAGTTTGCGTACGTGAATAACCATCCATTTAACGCAATGCTTAATTCTACTTGTGTCAGTATGCTGTTGTACTTCACACAGCATAGTATCTTTGTCGACCATAAATGGCCGGCTTTTGTACAACCATCTTAAGTATGTACGCAGGTGCTCGTCCATAACAAACGGGCATGATCTAACCAATATCTTCATAGTATCACCTCCTTTCTTGTGTTCATCCAGATAACACTTATTACCCTTCTAACCAACCATCATAAATTGTGTTCTAATATACATCAATATTAATCCCAGGTTATTGCGCCCCGGAATATGCATACATTTATGACAGTGGCAATTTCCCCAGTAATTATCGCACCAATGGTTGCCTTCTATCAGCTGTTTGGGGTGTGTGGCGGCCAGTTTGAATAATAGTTGAGGATTACCATTGTATTTAAGCGTATTCGCTACATACATAATGGTTGTTCGTTTAACATCAAAGTCTGGTCTAAAAGTTATTTTTCTACCATCAAACCCACGTTTGCTGCCAGCGCGTTTGGCTTGCCATGCGTGCTGCAGACCGGCAATCCACCTGCGTTCGTCTTCTTCCAGCGTTTTCATTGCCTGATAGAAGTGTTCAGTGGTTCTGTAGAATACCTCCAGCCACTTTATTGGTGTCTTTAACATGTGAAAATTACTAAGAAAGGCATTTTCACCTTCAAATGACATTATAGTGTCAGCCATATTGTCATATGTTTTTGTTGATAAAATTATTTCTTCCACCATACCTCCTTTGCCGGGGTTTTACCCCCGGCTGCCAGTTATACGGGTTTAATAAGCTTGGATGCTTTGTATCTGCACCTGTTATTGCTTACCGGGTTGTACTTGTGCAGACAAACAAATGCCATCTTGTTTCCTCTGCGCGCTCTGACTACAGACATACGTTTGCACATAGGACATTTTACAATAATAAGAGATTTGTGATTGTTGTGTGGTGAATACCCTTGCGCCTTACAGATGTTGAGGAACGATTTAATCATAACAGGTCTATTTTTCAATTCCTCATCCCGTTTGGCCCTGTACTCACTTGCAGAGGGCCTCCCGAGGCTTTTGTTGGTTTTTAATGTTTTACTTACCAATTTACTGTATTCACCGGAATTCTTTGCCAACCAGTTCAAAAGTTTACCTGGTTTGTACCGATAGGTATTAGATCTCTTTTTGTAAACAGTGATGTCTACACCTGTATACAAAAACTCTTGGCCGTTAATTGACACGCTTACTGTCCCATCATCAGTAAACCCAAGAAATACTATACGATCTTTAATTTTTTCCATTGGTTTGTCCTCCTTCTTTAAAATAAAATATTATTATTGTATTATTGTATAGGATGTATTATATGTCTAGGATGAACGCCAAGTAATACATTAACAGGTTGAGGACCATCAACAGGTTGAGGAACAGCAACAGGTGGACCTCCTATAAAATCAATTTCTTCATCAACTTCTTCATCAACTCTATCTCTTCGTTGTGGGGCCCTTCCAGGCATTCTATTTTTTAGTTTTTGATTAACTACTGTCCTGTTAAAATTCACCTGCTCCATTTTTCTCAGTATGGTGGCAGGTTCATCATTTCTTAATATCATTTCATTCACATCTTCCATAATAGCAATGTCTTTAATGTGTTGTTTAATATCCGACTCAATCTTATTCACAGCTATGATTTCAATATTTTCAGGTAAATTGTCTGAGTTTTGCAGCATCTGCAATTCCCATTTCAATTTGATAAGAGTTGTGTTGGCCGATACTCTCCATTTATAATCTAAGGGTTTCTTAATCTCCTTCAAACTAATTAGATTACCAAGCGGCACAAAGAACTTTTCAATATGAATACTATTTGGGAATGTGCGTTTTCTATCTTTCCCAACTGGTCCTTCTGCTTGTATGAATTTAAAGTTTTTATCATATTCAGCAGTGAACAGGTGGTTGCCCCGCCTATCTCGTATAGAAAATATAATGGAATTTCCTAGCATGCATTTACCGCCATATGTGTCTACACAATGACCCATAATTATTTGTTCGTATCTTAATTTTCTATATGATAGTATCTGTATAATAAACCACTCTCTAACAGGTGCACCATCATTATCTGTAAGTACTTTTGGATGATCTACTTTAACAAACCTATATTTATTCTCAGGTACTCCTGCAACAAATACCTTTGTGTTTCTCATCCGTTCGGCATACATATCATGCTCATTGATAATATCTTCTATTGTCATAAACTGTGCTGGTCTAATTCTTATCAGTAATATTTCGGATATTCTGTACAGATCTTCCCAAATGCGCCATAAAATCACTGCATTCAACCGTTTCATGGTAGTAATCCAATTAGAAACGATATGTGGTGGCTTATCATCCTTTAACATCTGTACTGTTTGGATTATGATATCTTTAATCATCTGATTTGCATCATCTGTATTTTCATTGAGAAGATGTGATATCCAATGTTTTAATGATTTAGGTATATTATTGAATTTACTTATGAATATAGCCGTATCATCTGGTACAATCATATCCAGATGCATTTTATTGATGATTTTAATTAAAGATTTGTTAGAATACTGATTGAGCATGACTTGTAATCCTTTATTCGTAGACCCAGTCTGTTTTAATGTAGGTATGAATTTGTATACAGTTCGTCTTCGCAAGTTTTTATTTGTTTTTGCTACATATTTTGCTATATCTTTTGTTATATCTACTGATGGATCACCTTTATAAGGTGATTCTATCATAGCTAATTCTGCTGTATATTTACACCGTGTGAGTGTGCATAGGTTATTAATAAGTTGATCATTCAGTCCAGGTATAGATTTACCTACCCTGTGCTGCAGCATCAACGAAATGATAGTCTTTTTCGCACCATAACACTCACACTTCACATCTGGAATGTCTGCTTTAACAGCATTATACATAGCAGTTAACCATCTTGTCAAGAACTGGATAGGCCATACATTTAAATTTACTATGTGATCGTAGCACAGGGATATTCTTTTTATATTTTTCATGAATTTGACCTTCTTACCAACAAGCTTTTTCTCTGTTTCAATACTGTACAATGCTTGTTTTGGTATGATATATGAAAGCACTTTGTATCCACTGCGTTTCTCAGCCATTATATCCTTTTCCCTAAGGAAGTAGAACATAATACGTATTAGTTGAATTCTATCAGGTTTTATTCTGATTTTATGCACAACCACATTGACATTGTACTTGTTATTTTCTTTTGGATTAGGTGTTGGTGGAATGAACATATAGTGAGTATCAGGAGAAGTGAACCATGCACTGCCCTCCTTTAAGAAGCGTTTAGGTGGAGGTAGTTCCAACACCTTGGGGTTGTGTGGTTTCCTTAGAGGCGGTATATATTCAGGGTCATAAAAGTACTTTTGAGTACCCGCCAGTTCGTGGTCAAATATCCAATTAGTTCTATTATACATAAATTACCTCCTTCTTTCCCTCCCTACCACCCGTTTGATTAGAGTTTAAGTTTCCATGCTGGTCTGATACCACCATGTGCAGCAGCCAATGATTTAATCTGCTTTAGCCACTGATCCTTGTCCTTACCATCGAACGGCGCACCTACCAGGGTTGTACCTGTCAGATTTTCATAACACATACCCTTAGGCGGATTGATAGGCGGTATGTCCAAGTGTCCGTTATCGTGAGCATGTTGTGCCACACGTTTGGTTAGGGGTTCTATACCCAATGAGCCTGCAATGAACACTTGTCCACACGCATGACATCTGAACGCCACGCCTTGGATGGTTTTCTTTTTCTTTTCAGCCAATTGTACACCTCCTTTTTGTCTATAGGTAGCATGCATATAGGACATAATCCATCTTCTCTAACGGTACCACCTCCTTTCTTTATCTTTGCAGCCAAGCTGTCCATATGTTGAAGGTTTCAGTATTTGCCAAATTGTTTATTGACAAACGATAATGTGAAGCGATGGATATAGCAGTACCAGTGCCGCCAGTAGCGCGTGTTCTGGTGGCGTGAGATTTGCATCCATCAGGTGTCCAGCACACCAAGAACGTCGATGGCTCGCATAGTGATGGTCCAAGCACTTGAAAAGCATTCCTTCCATGAAGTTTTTGAGCATAAGACCCCATCTTGTTCCATGCAGGGCATCCATCAGGTGTCCAGCACACCAAGAACGTCGATGGCTCGCATAGTGATGGTCCAAGCACTTGAAAAGCATTCCTTCCATGAAGTTTTTGAGCATAAGACCCCATCTTGTTCCATGCAGGGTGGAATGCCGCCGCTATGGCCATAGCCTGTTCAGTGGCCATATTAGCATGGAAGATTTGCTTTAATGTAGCACCTTGTTCAAATGCCAAGTCTGCTCCTGCTGCACCACCTGAGCGTAGAGTCCACCCTAAAGCAGCAAGTTTAACTGCAATCTGTGTCATAAGCTGCAGTATGTGAGCAGGAGTTGCCCTTGCTCCTACGCCAGTATAATACATTGTGAATTCACCTCCTTCCGTTCCTTATTTCTGTATTGAAATTCAATTCCCTCGGCTTCTGCCCAGCTTACACCGTAGCATTCAGCCTCTTCTTCCGTTCCATAAGCAAAGAAACTGGTCTGCCAAGGCTCCCAGATCTGCTCATCTTCATTCCATACAATCAGTTGTGCCTTCCACCCAACACATGCCAGGTAGGTTGTTATAAACGGTTGTTTGTTCGGCATGGTATCACCTCCTTTAGCCGACACATATCTGTTTTTGCAACATCCAAATTAAACACTTAGCTACACTGTCCCCATGGCAGGGCTTGGGCTTGCATACACACACCAGGTAGATAGATTTACCTTTGTTGAACTTGCTTACCATGCTGCACAGCAGGTTGTACACCTCGCCCTGTGCTTTGACCTCTTCCCAGAGCCACTTGTCGTAAGCAGCAAGGTTCTCAGTAAGTGTCATATCCTTGGAATTGTAGTTTGTGTTGCCCAGTATACTGCCCTCGCTCTTCATGATATGGTATATCACCTTATCATTGAGGTTTTGATATAGATTGGGCAACCCTCCGTGCCATTTGTTGATTACGATAATATTAGGGCTCACTGTCTTGTCCTCCTTTACTTGCGATTACGTGCACGTGATCGTGCAACAATTTTTCTACGTTTCTTTTTCTTTTTCTTAGTTTTTCTAACATCAGAAGCCAGTACCTGGTGGTTCTTAACAAACTTAAATCCACTTTGTTCTTGTTCTTCTGATGTAGATAACCATCCATTGGGAGTGGCCATTTCTACTAATCCTGCCATGATATCACCTCCTTAGTTCTCATAAAGTTGTACTTTAAAATGCAGTTCTTATATAAGGAAAACGGTTCATGTAATCCTGTCCTCCCCTATCCGCTCAGTGGGTAGTCCTCCACGTTGTGGGTAGTCCTCCACAGTGTGCGTGGTACTCCACAGAGTGGCTCTATTGGTTAGGAGTTTATTTGTCCTAACTACCCTTGTCTTCCGTTCGCTAAGCGGCAGCATAATCACAATTCCTTTTGGCAATTTAGAGATCATGATAAGGAATAGACTCACATATATGATTGCCTGTGATCATGAATAACAACCCGGCTAGCCCCTACCCAGTGAGTGCGGCGGGCCCCCGTGGCTTTGCGCCCCCACCTTACGATGGGTTTGCCATGTTAGCTTAGCGAGGTGGTATCATCCATAATAACACCTCCTTGGAAGTAGTTGTTTCTGCTTATAGCGGGCAGAATTACGCTAGATGGTATCAACCACCTGTACTGCACACAAACCTGGGTAGACCGTGAGTGCCGCTTCCCACTCCTACGAATGGTTTGTGTACAGAACAGGTGGGAGCAGGGGCCGGTTCGGATCCCAATCCCATTGACCCCTGCTCTTTCCTACCTGATTATTTGATAGTTATCACCTCCCTTCCTTAACGTAGTGTGCCATCATGAAAGAGCCAATTTTTACGGTCATGGCATGTTTTATCCAATTCTTTAAGACCGTTTGGACAATCCATGTTATCACAGACAAAGTGTGCGCCTACCACTTCTTTTGTCTGACGTTCAGCAGGACACCCATGACACATAGCTAATGGGAACTTCTTGATACACGCAGGACACATACTTTCTTCCATGTCCTCAGGTGTACCTGGCAGACGTTTTACTTCGGCACCACATTCAAAACATTGTAGTGGCGCGGCTTCCGGTTGTTGTTGAGTACTCACGATATCACCTCCTTTCATACATTAGAGCATATCTAATGTTTTTAGCTATCTCCTCAAACACTTCTGACATAGCCCACCCACTCCAGCGAACGAAATCTATCATTCTTAACTTTTGATAATCCATACGCAACCAGTTAGGTGGTTCATACTTGTTCTCATCCTGTGAGTCTATGAATTTATGGACAATGGGATCACCGCTGTCTAAGTAAATGAACAGTGAGCATGTCCATGCTTTAGTTGTGGGGTACAACCAAACAACAGTATCGTATCTACTTTCTGATTGCCAAACATCACCAGTTAAGAACTTAGTGATTGATTCTGAATATGTTATTACAATTGTATCCTCAGGTTCGGTATCCCCCATCATGTCTATTCGGTCAAATTTGTCCTTATCTAAACCAGAACAGAAATTGGCTATAACGTTTGGACTGATAGAGTCAATACCCCAGTTACGGAATTTGAATCCTCCATGAGTTAATTCGTCTGGTTCTTTTCTTTCAACAGTCATAATATTACCTCCTTTCATTTAATTATTAGGGATTTCAAACATACGATTCATTAAGAATAATATGTCAGAAACCCCCAATCGTTAGATTGGGGGGTTCTGGTTAAAGGTTATTCAAAGATTGGGTCTTCCCAATCTGCAGGGATTCCGTCTAAGGTGCAATCCACATCATTTATTATATCTTCAAGTTCAGTGTCGACGCTGTGCGATACACCATCTCCCTGATCTATCAGAGGTTCACCTTCGGCCAAATGCGAATCATATACATAACCCCCGTATTCTCCAAGTTGAAATCCCATGTGTTATCACCTCCTTTAACTAATTAGTATTATAGACTTGGCTTCTCTATTTTGATATTAGGAAGCCGTTCGATCGCTCCTACAGCACCTCCAGTAGCATTTTCAACATTAACAGTTTATCATTAACTTGAGAAACAGTTTCTGCAATAATATTAACCTCGTCGTCAGTAATGTATTTTGTTATACCTGGTTTCAGGCATTTCTCAGCAAATTCCCAAGCAAGCTGTTTAAGTGCCAACTGCATTTCCGCCGAGTTTTTGGCGTTATAGCAAGCGCATGTAGCCAGTATATTCAAATCAGATAGAAGCTGCGTGAATTTGTCTTCTTTACACCAAATTATGCCGTCCGGCCCAATCAGACCTTCAGCCACGATTTTGCAAAATTCAGAATTGCAGACTATACCCAGGAAAGTCCGCGTTTCTACAGCGCCTGATATTACATAAAAGTGTTCATTGTCATTAGACCATGTGAATTTGTGCGTGTACATGTTTTTCTCCTTTTAACTTAAATTTGTTTGTTTCAAGTTTAAAATCCAACAAAAGAACCACCAATGTTAATTATCACCTCCTTTTAATTTGTTTACTTCATGTTTAAGAAACAACAGATCTCTTTCCAGTTTTAACTTATCTCTTGTCCTCTTTAAACCACTGATGTAATGCATTTCTGGTGTAATCTTGGTTTCAACCAAATGAATTGTTATACCTATTATAGCACAGACAGAAATAAACAAAAGTGAAACGTGGAAAAATCCACCAATTAACTTTATTCCTGGTACTGCCACAATGCTTATAAGAGGTAGGAACATGAAGAGCACAAACAACAGTGCCAGTGTTTCAGCCATTAGGTATCACCTCCCTTCTATAGAGTAATTAAATTTTCTATTTTTAGTTTTACAACACAGTCCCTCACATACCGGACAGTTGGCGCCATAGGTATGATTGGTATTAGCCCAGGCCATCAGGTCGCCAAACCCTTGATCAACACTAATCTGTTTACTTGCTACCTGGGCCAGAATGTTGCGTTTTCTGGCGTCAAACCTCCTTTTTCTTTCGATATAGTTTGTCATGATATTACCTCCTTCCTTCACATACGAAATTTTCAACCTTGGATTGTTTTGGATAAGGAATGAAGGTACAACAAAAAGGTTCCATTTCATATCCAAGTTTGCAACCGATAGGGTTAGGATTGGAGTGCACACACTCATCACACTTTGTATACAAATCCCTTGTCAATTGAACTGCCTGTGCATCAGTAATAATACCTTTCAATAGTGTATAAGTAATACTTTCTCGCGCAATCGTTCTTTCGACATCTTCTGATTTGATTAGATTAAGAGATAAATCAAAGACTATTTGAGCGGCGTCAAAAAGAGCTTGGTCTTTGGGTTCGTCTGTCAATCTGCATGGACATTTTCCATACAAACATACTTCAAAATAAACACAATCTTTTGCTTTCATGCTATTACCTCCCATTTAAAGATTTTCTTTAACAGTTCATGTACCTTGTCGGAAATGAACCAGATAATTGCCAAAATATATGCTTCCATAAAAATCCTCCTTTCAAAAGTGAATTCCCTAACCCTCAAAAGTAAGGGGGTGGGGGCTATAAAGCTCAAAAGCGAAATAAATACCATCTTATATATACTGGTACCCTCTCACCATATTTTGGTGGTGATTTTTTATTACGACCATGATAGTTTTCTAATAAAATCAAAAAAAGTTGCATTTGTGACTTGACAAATGGAAATTAGTGCTTATAGTAGTAGTAGAATCTTAGTAATAGAACACCTAATACCAGTAAAATATCCACAAGGAGGCCATCCCATGGTATATGTCGTAAGAAAAACTTTTGATTGGCAAGAAGACCTTGTGAAATATAAATTTCCAATTATAGGTAGATGTACAGATAGTAGTTATAGATTTCACAGAAAACTATCGTGGAAAGGTAAATTTAGAAAGTGGCTTGGAATAAGAAAACCAAAGGAAAATGAATAGAGACAAATTTATAGAAAAAGAAATAAAGCGCACTGAAAAAACCTGGGCGCATCATATACTAGGATTAGCATTTATAGTAGTACTAATACTATTGTATAAAGTAGAACCTATAGTAATAGTTATCTTTGCTATTGGAGCTGTATTAGGCATGCTGTCTGGCTATAAATATGCATTTGGTAGAATCAAAAAAACCAAAGGAGAAAAGAAATGAAAGAGAATGTAAGAAAAGAACTGAACACATTAAAAGGAATGGTCATGAACTGGGCTAAGTCGGATCTGCAGCATGTAAGAAAAGAAGATAATGAGTGGTTAATAGAAGATTTTATTAGCAAAATAACCACACACCTTGATCCTTATATAACTAGACTAGCAGAGACTGAACACCTCACTTATCAAGAAACAGCCGAGTTTCGCAAAGAAATAGGCGAAATAGTAGATAAATTCATCCAAGAAGTCCTCAAAGGAAAAGAACTGCCAAAGAAAACGGAAAAAGTGGATGTTGAGAGATTAATCTCACAATTTAAAGTTCACAAACATTTCATAGAATTTGTCAACAAAGATAGGGATAAAGAATTTCTGATAGAACAAAAAGTAAAAATGGCAGATATAGCCATAAAACTAATTCCAGCATTAATAGATAACCAATGCAGTTGCGCTGCATTATTTAAATGCAAAGTGAATTACCACTAAGCTAAAGACTTAGTGGCTTCTATTAAATAGTTCACCCTGATTAAGTATTAAGAAATTAATACTACGATGATTTAGTGATGATACCCTTGTTTGCTGGATTAGAATAAGGCACTATCGTATATATTTAAGTTAGGTTAGAATAAGAACAGCCTTGTGATATATACATGTAAGTTATTTCATCATTATCGAAATCAAGTGCGAAAGATGTTGTGGTAATAGCAATATAATAGCCAATACCTACTTTTAAGTAGAGTTTATAACAGAAAGGACTGTTTATTATGGTTTATGTAATTAATTATGACGGAACACCTTTAATGCCATGTACTAATGTAATAGCAAGATTATTACTAAAATCAGGTAAGGCTAAAGTTAAAAGAAAAACACCGTTTACAATTAAATTAACTTATCAAACTACTAATTATACTCAAGATTTAATGCTTGGTGTAGATACTGGAAGTAGCAAAATAGGTAGTGCAGTTGTAAATGAAAACAATGAAGTTGTGTATTTATCAGAAGTTGAAATAAGAAATGATATTTCAGACAAAATGAATCGTAGGTCAAAATATCGTAGAAGTAGAAGGAATAGAAAAACTAGATACCGTAAAGCAAGGTGGCTAAATAGGAAAAATAGTATTAAAAATGGTAGATTTTCACCTACTATGACAAGTAAAATTAATAATCATTTAAAAGAAATTAATTTTGTTAAATCTATACTTCCAATTACCAAAGTTATAATTGAAACAGGTAATTTTGATACTCACGCCTTAAAAAATCCAGCTGTATTAAAAAATAAGTGGATGTACCAAAAAGGATTAAATTATGGATTTGAAAATGCTAAAGCAATGGTTTTAAATAGAGATAATTACACTTGTCAATATTGTAAAGGTAAAAGCAAAGACAGTAAATTAGAGGTTCATCATATTATTTTTAGGAGTAATAATGGATCAAACGAAGAAAGCAATCTTATAACTCTATGTAAATCTTGTCATGACAAATTACATAAAGGTAAAATTAAATTAAAGAAAAAAGGAAAAACCAAAAATCAATTAAAACATGCAACACAAATGAACAGTATAAGAATACAATTACTAAAAAAAGTTGAAGCAGAAGAAACCTTTGGATATATAACTAAAGTTCATAGACGGTATTTAGAACTAACTAAAGAACATTATAATGACGCTGTGGCTATAGCTTGTTTAAATAATATTATAAATACAGGACAGATAAATATTGATTTTAAAACAAGTCAAATTTTGTATAAGAAATGTGTTTCGTATCGTGATTACCAAAAAACTAAAGGCATTCGTTCAGAACAAAAAATACCAACAGGTAAAATTCAAGGATTTAGAAAATTTGATAAAGTTAAATATTTAGGTAAAGAATATTTTATCAAAGGGCGTATGAGTTCAGGTTATTGTATTTTAATGGATATATTTGGTAATAAAGTAGATTTTTCAAATATGCCAAGAGGAATGAAAACACCTAAATTAAATAATTTACAAAGGATTGGAGCAAGAAAATCGTGGATTATGTATCAGAAAATCATTCAAAACATTTGTTAATTTGCCATTTAATATTTGTTTGCAAATATAGAAAGTCATTGTTAGTGAATTTTGGAAATTTTATCAAAAGTGAATTTTACAGAATAGAAAATATATCTGATTTTAAAATAATAGAAATGGAAGTAGATATTAATCATGTTCATATATTGATTAAATATAAATTTTAATGGTGGACAAAACATCACCAAAAAAGCATGTTTAGTTAGAGTAGGTGTGTTTGATAAACTTAAAGTAGGTCATTACCAAGATAAATATGGTAAAGATTATAAAACTCCTAATGTTACGTCTTGTACACATTACTCCAAAAAGAAGGAGAACTAAAATGGCTAAAAACTACATAAAAGGAATGCTTGCTGGAGCGCCTATAAAAATATACTGTAACAGAAATCAAGGATTGCTTATAAGATGCGCATTAGAAAGTTGGCTAGACGAGGATGTCATATCCGATGAAAAAACAGAAAATATTGTACCATTAACAGAAAAAGATATTAAAGAATATTTGGATAATGCTATTAGAAAGTGGAGAAAGACGCGTGATGATAAATCAATGTCTCCGACTAGTTCAGAAGAAATGGAATCAGTAATAGCGTCATGTTATATTGATGCTTTTCAAAGTGTCAGGATGTCGTTATTTGGAGAACTACTGCAAACAGAGGACAATAGAAATGAATAAAAAAGAATCAAACCCAAAACCAAATCCGCCGACGGCTCCACCCGCGAGAAGACAAATTTGGATTAATGTAGATCATAAAGCAGTGCCTGGACATGTGTTATTAACAAAAGAAGATTGGGAAAAAGTGCTTGATGAATTAAAACGATTAAATATGGCTACAGAATTCAACGAAGAAGAAAGTGCAGTGTTAAATCATGAACGAGGAACTTGTGGTAATAATTGTCCTTTTTGTTCTGAGGAATATATGGAGAGATTAAGACACGAAGACTGAACAAGAAATGATGGAAGTTGATTTTAAAACAGCTTATGGTAATGTTATCTATTAAGCACAGCACCTACTAAGAATAGCCCAAACGCACTTGCTTATGCAAGATTTGGAGCATGGAGGAATCATGTTAGTAATAAAAGCGTACATTAATCACAGACCAATAGATGTTATATATATTCATAATACTGCTAAAAAAACAAAAACTGGTGAATATGTATATGAATTAATTAAACCAGGAACCCAGAAAAGATTAACCAAAACTACTATTAATCATAAACGAGATGATGGATATCGTAAACTTACTATTAAAGCATTAAAATTAATGGAAAAGGAAAAATTACCAACTATCCCAGTACTTCCATCAATTTTTGGAGACAATTTTTGGAGAAAAATAAAATGAGTTATTTTTTTACAGCCGATCAACATTATAACCATAGTAATATAATAAGATATTGTGATAGACCATTTAGTTCAACTCAAGAAATGAATGAGGAACTAATCAGAAGGCATAATGAAGTAGTAGGAAAAAATGATATTACTATTCATGCTGGTGATTTTGCTTGGGTAAAAACACATAAGGAAGCTAATAGTATATTTAAACAATTAAATGGTAATCACATTTATCTAAAAGGTTGTCATGACAGATGGATGCCTAAAAATACTAGGGTAATGTGGCAGAAAAAGATAGAAAACAATTATGTAGTAGTGTGCCATTACCCAATGAGATCTTGGCCTAGGAATGCTCATGGCAGTATTATGCTTCATGGTCATTGCCACGGTACTATTAAACCGTTTGAAAGGCAATGGGATGTAGGAGTAGATAATAATGATTATTATCCTATATCACTTGAAGAAATTATAGAAATAATAAAGGAGAAAAACAATGAATAAACAAACCATATATTTAATAGGACAGATATCACCGCTAAAACCGGAGACCTATGATTGGAGAGAAAGGGTAAGAAATTATTTTGCCGAACGTGAAAATAATTATGACCACGATGTAGCAGTAGAAACACAAAGCATCATGCCACCATATGATATATTTGGCGAAGACAAAAAAATGGACATGCCTATGATGGTGTTGACAGCACCAAAAGAACCTAAATTTGAAATTTTTGACCCTTGTCACAATGACTTTAATAAAGAAGTTTTGAAAGATGAAATGAGTAGAGTAGAAGATGTTTATGAAGTTTCTGGGTTAGATTTAATTGTACCAAAGGACAGACAGTTTGTGGCCAGAAGCACTATTTGTTTTGCTAATTTAAACTGGTATGATTACCCTGACCCATTAATTGGTACAATGTTTGAATTAGCGTGGTATGCTGATGCTAGCGAGAAAGCAGTTATAGGTATATTTGATGGAGATCATTCCAGAGATACTTATTGTAGACATCCATTTGTGAGAAATGCAGTTCACACTTGGGTAAAGAACGAGATTGATGCTTGTAAAATTGCAGAAAGATACTTCGGTTAAATATAGTAAAAGGAGAAGGATTATGTCAGTTGAAAAGTTAATAGTAAAAGAGTTTATAGCTAAAGAAGATGATGAGCGTATTGCAACAGGAGAAATTTATACCTACTTTATAGATGATTACGGAAAAATTTATAGACCTAAAGAAGGTTTTACCATTACAGGAGAAAATCTGGAAAATAAATTTGTGGAAGTAGGGGAATTAGAGGGTTTGGAGTAAACAATGAGTTATTGTAGATTTATAAGCGGAGATGTGTATATGTATGCAGATGTAGCAGGCGGAATAACATGTTGTGCTTGTTCGCTGTCAAAAAAGGTTAAAAGTATTTTCACAGAAGGCGAAGAAGATCATTTTTTATTCGGAACTGTTTCTGGATGTGAAGATTGTAAAGGAGAAGGTTGTGATAGTTGTATGATGCCAGGAAACATGAGTTTCAAAACATATCAAGAAGCTATAGACCATTTAAACGAACATTTAGCCGCCGGGGATAAAGTTCCGAGTTATGCTTTTGAGGGTTTGATAAGGGATATGAAAAACAACTAACCACTAGATGGTTATTTCTGTGAATGTGGTAAGGTGGCTATGGTACATAACATACAGGATGGTACTAGTAAATGTATAGAGTGTGGTCTAAAAGGAGAAGACGATGGCACCGACATTACCTGATGAAGATAAAGATATGAGTTATTTAGACATGATGACTAAAATGTTTGAGTCACAAATGAAATATAACGAAGCAGTAAAAGATGCTTTTCAAGGTATATCAGATAGTTTGAAAGAATCAGCAGAAAATTTCGGTAGGAGGAAAATATAATGCCTTATAAAATTTCAGGAACAAAATCAGAAACAGCAAGAATTATGATCTTAAAAGAAAGTGATTGGAGTATAGAATCAGATACGGTAATATCAGGCTCAGGGGTATATGAAGTAGATGGGTTAGAATCTGGTAGTAAATCAGTCCTCGCGTGATCAAACGACATTAACCAGACTAGGTTCAACAACAATGAATTATAAGATAATAGAATATAAGGAGGTGAATTAGGATTGGTACTATAGTTAAAAAAAGAAGAAAGAAGATGGCTAAACATAAGCATCGCAAAAGATTAAAGAGGACAAGACATCAAAGGAGAAAGACATAGTGGATAGCAACTGGCTTATTATATCTATAATGACAGCATTAATACTGGCTGTGTTTCATAATACTATTATTAAACTATGGAATGATTTTATGTTATATTAAAACTGCCAAGAAAACCCCGTATGCTTGCATCGGGGATGAATTGACAAAATATTTAAAAAATAATTTGACAAAGTATGAATATGATAGTATATTGTAATTAGGATACTAACATAATAAAAGCAAGGAGTTGTTCTAAATTGTATAAAACACAATCAAATCAATTACGAAATTTAGATAAAAAACAATATAAATTGTTACAACAATTATGTTGGTATTCTGCTCGTCTTTATAATGTAGGTTTATATACAATTAGACAACAATTTTTTGAAACTAAAACATATTTACCATATCCACAAAATTATCATTTTTGCAAAACAAATGAAAATTATCAGATTTTACCTTCGACAATAGGACAACAAACTCTTAAAGTTGTAGATAGAAGTTTCAAATCTTTTTTTGGTTTATTAAAGGTAAAGAAAAAAGGTAAATATGAATGTAGAATTTCAATACCAAAATATCTTCCTAAAGATGGATATTTTCAATTAATAATCCCTAAAAATGGATTTCAGATTAAAGAAAATAAAATTTATATTGGAATTTCACAACAACTTAAAAAAGAAACAGGAATGAAGAATATTGTGTTAGATTTTCCAACACAAATAAACAAAGAAAGAGTGCAAGAAATAAGAATCATTCCACAACAAAAAGCAACATTTTTTAAAATGGAGGTGGTGTATGAAGTAGAAGAAAAAAACTTAAAATTGAACAAAGAAAACGTGTTAAGCATTGATGTTGGTTTATCTAATCTTGCTACTTGCTACGATGCTTACAATAATAGGGCGTTCATTATGGACGGTAAAAAACTTAAATCAATTAACTATTATTGGAACAAACAAAATGCAAGATTACAATCAATTAAAGACAAACAAAATATCAAAAGTTACACAAAGAAACAATTTGTATTAAAAAGAAAAAGAGAGAATCGTATTAAAGATATTATAAGAAAATCGGCTAAATATATTCTTGATTATTGTATTCAAAATGACATTGGAACAATAGTAATAGGACATAATAAAGGCTGGAAGCAAGAAATAAACATAGGTAAAAGGAATAATCAGAGTTTTGTACAAGTTCCATTTGGATATTTGATGTCTATGTTGGAATCAAAATGTGAAGAATATGGATTGCGATATATAGAAACTCAAGAGTCACATACTTCTAAATGTTCTGCAATTGATAATGAAGAAGTAAAACACCATAAAGAGTATGTTGGTAAAAGAGTAAAAAGAGGGTTGTTTAAAAGTAAAGATGGAATATTAATAAATGCAGATGTAAATGGTGCTATCAATATAGCAAGGAAGTCAAAAGTAACTGCAATACAGTTTAATACTGTTAAGCAGATAAAGGGTGTTGTGGTATACCCTAAGCGAATAAGAGTTGCATAACTAAACTTCGCTTGAAGCCTTGGGGCTTGTCCCAAGGTAAGTCACACGTACATGTTGTTTCAGGGAGGCAGTTATTTAAGTATGTAGTTGTGTATTCACCTGATGATATGCCTGAAGATAAGCGTGAGGTAAAAGCGTTGATTTTTTCTAATGATGAAGAATATACAAAAAAAATATTGGAAACTTTTGAAAAATGAAAATGTTAAAAAGGAATTTTAGTTGGTACTAAGGCCAATAAGAAAAGATATACTAGAGCATACAAATGGGGAAATTTTGGAAAAATTAGAAAAAAAAGCGGCTGCGCCGCTTACGGATAAACAAATGAATTTGTTTAAGCTGGGAGAATTTAGACTACATTCAGGACAAAAAGGATACTTTAAAATAGATTGTGATGCATTAACCGAAGTAGATCTAAAAACAATAGCTTATATAGTGGCACAAAAATTTAGATTTTCTAAAGTAATAGGTATACCTACAGGCGGCACAAGATTTGCAAAAGCGTGTGGGGCGTGGACTAAACAATATGGACCGTTGTTAATTGTAGACGATGTTTTGACAACAGGAGCGTCAATGGAGGAGGAAAAGAATAAACATCCGTATTTACATGTAATAGGAGTAGTAATATTCTCACGAGGACCCTGTCCATCGTGGGTACATCCACTCTTTGATATGGAAAGATGGTTTAACTATTATGATGACGAAATAGCATAAAGAAAAGGAGGGCTTTATCATGCCATATATTGCGCAAGATGCTAGAACAAAATTTGATACGCCACTAAAACATGCAGCTAAACAAGTATACGAAAAGAAGGAACTAACATACTGTATATATAAATTAGGCGTAGAAGTCCTTAAGGATCTGAAAACAAATTATGCAAATTTATCAATGATAAAATCAGCAATGAATGATGCTGCTGATGAGTGGTTAATAACAAAAATGGTACCCCATGATAAACGAGAAAAAAAATTAAATGGGGATGTTGAATAAAAATAATTAAAGGAAAGGAAGGGAATTATGCCATATATTCAACAGGAAAACAGGCCTACCATGAACAAAGTGGTGGAAGCAATGGTAGAAGCCGGTGTAAAGGCCGATGGAGATTTAAATTATATTCTTTATAAGTTCTGTAAAGAAAATGTGATGCCAGGTTATGGCAACTATAAGAATTTTTGTGGAGAACTAAATGAATGTGTTGAAGAAATTAGACGAAGAATGACTGGTCCTTATGAAGATGTCAAAATTGATGAACATGGGGATATATAAATAAATGCCCGGCTGCTGAAACTCGTTGTAAACCAAAAAAAATTAATCACACTAACGGAGACTGAAGGTAGCCGGGTTTTTAAAGGAAAAAGATATGGATATAAAATTTGAAGCAGTGCTGTCTCCTAGAACAGAAGATGGGGGGTTTGGACCAATAAGTTGTGGTAAATGTAAAGCTAAAACAACTGGATATTTAAAAATAATATTATTTAGAACCTCACATATTATTATTTGTCCTGGATGCCTTTCCGAAGGAATAGAGATGGTACATAACACTATGCGTGAAAGTTATATTATAGCTGATAAGGATAATTGAAGGGAGAAACTATGGCTACGATAAATTATACAGGGCCAGATGATTTGGTAGATGGTGCGCCAACCGTATTTGATATAGAATTTGAATTGCTTGCAGGGGACAATGGTCGAGCTATTGCTTTAGCTGGATCACCCGAGAATGCAGTGGATTTAACAGAACAAGAATTACTAGAAGCGGGATACTCCATAAACAATCAAGATGTTTATGATGTGCTTTTTCTAGATCTTTATATACATCCTACACAAGACATTAGTGATGAGTATAAATCCATAATTATAGGAACTACTGCCTCTGGATAGGAGGAAACATGCCTGATGACAGCTTATTAAAATATACTCGTAAAATACTATTACGTGATTCTATTAATAGTATATTTAAATCTTATATAAGATCATATAATCTAGAAACCAAAATTTCTAATGAGCGATTAGAAGAGATGATTGATCATTTTATTGAAATATATAAAGATTATATAGATAGAGTTTTTGAAGAATTAGATTTAATGATGACACGGACAGGAGATGTAACTTATTTAGATATGGAGGAATTAATGACCAAAATGACAGGTATAATTGCATCTAGATTGGTAGTAGAATTGTTATTACTTGATATACTAAGACGTGAGGGATTAGAATGAAAAAATTATTGAATTACATATTTATTTTAATGTTTGGATTAGCAATTGTATTTGGTACGCAATCTATAGCTGCAGCAATTGACGGGCAGTCAGCACCAGATGCTCGTTATATACTTGGTTTTGTCAAAAAACAAACAGCGACACATTTTATTATAAAAAAAGATGGTAGGGTTTATAAAGAGAATATAGAAAAGTGGATAAGGGAGCATAGAGTACCATATCCTAAAGTTCTAGACACCTTTATACCACCTAATAGAGACCAGATTACTAAACATGTCATGGGTCATTGTAATTATAAAAGATTATCATACGAAGATAAATTACAGGTAATAGAAGATATAGTTAACTATTGGAAAATAGCTATAAAAAGACATCAGAGAATGAAAAAATGGGAGTATTGGATTCATCCGACTTGTGGAGCCAGAATGGCAAGACTTCCTGATGGTAGAATGTTAAACACAGACATGATAGAGTTGGGTATCGGTATAGTAAGGCATAAGTTTAAAAATGGAAGAACTGGTGGTACTATGATTTTAACTGCTCCAATATGTAAAAGATAATAAACTAACCATATTAAAGTTAAGGGAACAGCTGTTCTCTAAATTTTGTGGAAAGGAGAAATAAAAAAATGGCTGCACCACATCCAGTTTTAGATATAGATTATCTAAACGCGATAGGAGAATTCTGTAAAATTTACGGAGGATGGGCAGTGGCTATATTTGAAGGGTTTTTTATAATATATTTAATAAAGTTACAACGGAAAGATAGAAGGGAAGCAGCAGCAAGATTTCAAGAATACCACGAGGAACTAGTCGATCTTGTTACGGTTTCACAAGAGACGAAAGCTTCAGCTGCGTCAAGAATATTAGAACAAATTAGAGAAGTAAAAACTATTAAAGAGGTATTACAACAATTAGTTATGTGTGTCCTTAGGGGTAATGGTATGGGCACTGTTAATACAAAAAAATTAGAAGAGATTGAGGACGGCACGCATACAATAACAGATTTTTTAGCCCGTCAACAAAAAGAGAAAAGGAGTAAAAAATAATACCATATAAAATATCAGGAACTAAAAGTGAAACAGCAAGAATAATTGTTGTTAATGAGAGTGATTGGTCTATAGAATCCAATACAGTAGTATCAGGATCAGGTAGTTTTGAAATTACAGGTTTAAATTCTGGCTACAAATCGGTTATTTCAAGAACAACAGCAGGTGAGGCAATATCTTATGGATATGTAGATCCTATTTCATATATGCCACCTCCTGGTGACAGGGGATTGTTTGCCGGAGGGTATTCCAGTGTTAATATAATAGAATATATAAATATTACCTCAACTGGGGACGCTACTGACTTTGGCGATTTGATATTAGCAAGATTTGGCTTTGGTGCAGTGTCTTCTACAGAAAGAGCTGTTTTTGGCGGGGGCTCTGGGGAATCTTGTAGAGCAATGGAGCACGTAACTATCTCTACACCAAGCAATGCTTCCAGTTTTGGAAATTTATCTATAACTCATTACTATGGGTGTAAAGGAGCAAGTAATTCTACTAGAGGATTGTTTGCTGCAGGGCATGATTCACCTAGAAATGCTATTGAATATATAACAATTGCTACCACAGGCGATGCTAGTACTTTTGGAGATTTACTTCATAGCGGTTCATATGGAGATGGGGTGTCCTCACCAACTAGGGCAGTATTTAATCTCGGAACTACTTGGGATTCACAAGGATACACAGAATATGTTACAATAGCAACAACTGGTAATGCTACTAGTTTTGGTACTATAGCGGAAAGACGGCATAATGGTGCAGCATCGTCATCTACCAGAGGGTTGTTTGCTGGTGGAGCACACGCAGGATACAGTGATATTCAATATATTACTATAGCCACACCAGGAAGTGCAACTAATTTTGGTGAATTAACTACTGATAGAAGTTACGTTGCTGGGTGTTCAAATAATACTAGAGCAGTTTTTGCAGGATGTTCTAATACTAATGTTATGGATTATGTTACAATAGCTACCACTGGCAGTGCGGCCGATTTTGGTGATTTAACTCTGACTAGAAGTGAGGGTTTGGCAGCCTGTTCCAATGGGCATGGTGGATTAGGATAAACGTTAAATAACAACTAATGTCTAATAACTATGAAAAAAACCATACATAAAAGATATGGTATTTACAACATGGAAGGAAAGAAACTAGAAAATTCTAAAGAAATTCTTACGAGCAAAAATCGTTTTTGGTATCCAATAACAGAAAGTGTATTAGATCGGATACCTAATAATATTTATGGTATTTTATTGCATAGAATATACATCAATGGAGAGATCCATTGGATAGTTAGAGAATCGGAAAAATCAAAAATTTGTACATTAAACCAAGCAAAAAAGTGGGTCAGTAAAGATTTAAAGGAAGATCCACCGTGAAAGGGGAAAAATGTGGGAAAAAACTGATGATCTGGTATATTTAGAAGAAAAAAGTAAATTTTTTGGTAAACAGTTTGATCAGTTAAATAGGATAAGAAGAAAAGTGGCTGAGGAGAAAATAAATGGAACAGTTCGACAGATTATTGCACGAAATAACGGCAGCGGCGGCCCTGGTAAACGAAAAATGTCACTTAAATCACGGAAAAGACGTAAAACCCCCACAGGCAGTTGATTATTTATGTCAACATTTAGGAGATATGAGGGGAGATTGGCCAGAAATTTTATTAGAAATACCAATATGTGAAGAATGCGCAACGGCATTGTATGAAGAAGACTGGTTATTATTTTATTGTTTAACATGTAACAGTTCTCAATGGTTAATGAAAAGCAGAGCTTGTAAATATTATCCACCTTGGGAGAGTATTATATTTTTTTATAGATGCCCAATGTGTTATGAAGAATAAATCATAGTTAATAGTGCGGAGACATCCGCTAAATATATAAATAGGAAAGTTAAAAAATAATTATCGGAGAGGTGTATTATGGCTAACTATGATGATATTTGGAAGCAAAGAAAAAAAGATATTTTGAATGGTATTAATAAATTAATGGAGGAAGGATCTGTTGATAAAGAGATTTTAGAATTAATGAAAGAGTTTACAAAAAGAGCAAAAGTTAAATCATCTATGGAAGATTACTTAGATGATCAATTGGAGGAATAAATGCCTTATAAAATATCAGGAACTAAATCAGAAACCGCTAGAATTATAACTGTCAAAGAATCAGATTGGTCTGTTGAAGATAATACAGTTATATCTGGCTCAGGTAGTTATGAAATAACAGGTCTTGAAGTTGGAACCAAGACTGTAGTAGCAAGGTCTGCTGAAGGAGAGATGCTTGGGTTTGGAAATGTTACATCAGAATTTTATGCGCCGCCTGGTTTAGAAATTTGGATGTGGGGGCGTAATGACTATGGTGAATTAGGTCAAGAAGATATAACCGCCCGCTCTTCACCAGTACAAGTTGGGGCCTTGACTGCTTGGGAAAATATTGCTTGTGGTGAATTTCACACTATGACAACCAAAACTGATAAAACTCTTTGGTCTTGGGGTTATAATGGCAGCGGTCAACTAGGTTTAGGTAACCAAACAAATTATTCTTCACCTGTTCAAGTTGGCTCTCTAACTGATTGGAGTAGTATTACTGGTGGTCAGTATCACGTTTCGGCTTTAAAATAATAAAATTACAGGGGGAGGTGTGAATTATGGCTCGAAGGAGAAGGTGGACTTATACTGAAAAACAAACATTAGCAAATAATTATGAAAATGCAACGATAAAAGAATTAATGGAATTACTTCCAGGAAGAAATGCAGATATGATTAATGCACAAATTAAAAGGCTTAAAAAAGCCAAAAAAATAGAAGGTGAAAAAACTGAGGAAGCTGTCCAAAGAGCATATAAACAACGTGGAGGCTAAAGAGTGATAATACTTAAAACTAAAGAAGAAATAAAAAGAATTAAAGATGCTTGTTGGATAGTAGCAGATGTGTTAAATGAATTAAAACATTCTATAGATGTTGGTGTTACAACTTTAAGTTTGAACCATTTTGCAAATGAACTAACACGTTTACACAAAGCAAAACCAGCATTTCTTGGTTATAATGGATATCCATTTACAATTTGTGCTTCTGTAAACGATCAAATAGTTCATGGATTTCCTAGTGAAAGAAGACTAGAAGAAGGTGATATTATAACTATAGATTATGGCGCTATTTATAATGGTTGGTGTGGCGACGCTGCATTTACTGCGGGGGTGGGAAAAATTTCTTTAAAAAAAGCAAATCTTATGCGAATTACCGAGAGGTGTTTAAATAAAGCTATTGAAAAAGCAATTCCTGGAAACAGAATAGGTGATATATCAAACACCATTCAAATAACCGCTGAGGCGGCCTCATTTAACCCTGTACGGGCTTATACTGGTCATGGTATAGGTAGAGACCTACATGAAGAGCCTAGTGTATTTAATTATGGAAAAGCAAATGAAGGTATAATGTTAAAAGAGGGAATGGTTATTGCAATAGAACCCATCATTTCAGCTGGTAGTTATGAAGTAATACATCCAAATGGTTGTTGGGATGCAAGAACAAAAGACGGAAGTTGTGTAGCACAGTTTGAACACACTGTTGCCGTTACAGAAAAAAATCATATAATATTAACTACAAAGGAGAGTAAAAATGCCATATAAGATATCAGGATTTATAAGTCACAATCATACATGTAGAGTTATTGTAATAGATAAAAATGATTATACAATAGAAGACAATACTGTTTTTTCTGGTACTTCGGGAGCATCTGGATACAGAGATTATGAGTTGACAGGTTTAACAAATACAGAGAAGCTTGTTCTTGGTCGTAGAGTGCGTGATGGGTGGGTTCAAGGACATACCATAAATCCTACTGAATATATAATACCTAATCCTTTGTGGACTTGGGGTTATAATATACAAGGACAGTTAGGTTTAGAAGATGTTATACCGCGCTCGTCTCCAGTACAGGTTGGTTTTGACAGAAGCTCAAGTGAATTAGCTGGTGGTGAATGTCATACTATGGTAGTTACAAGTGATGGTGAATTATGGGCTTGGGGTTATAATGGCAGCGGTCAATTAGGTAATGGTGAAACCGATCCTTTTAGGCGCTCTTCGCCAGTTCAAATAGGGTCTGATACTAATTGGTTAGATGTAGCTTGTGGTAATGATTTTACTGTTGGAATCAAGACAGACGGAACAATTTGGGCTTGGGGAGATAATACTTATGGGCAATTAGGTTTAGAAGATGTTACACATCGCTCTTCTCCAGTGCAAGTAGGATCTGAAACTTATTGGCAAAGTTTGGCTCTTGGTCCTGGATTTACATACGCTTTAACAAATGTAAATCTTCTCTATGGTTGGGGACAAAATTATTTAGGTCAATTAGGTCAGAATAATATAACAGGTTACTCATCTCCAGTTCTAGTTGGAAATAATTATAGTAAAATAGCTGCTGGAGCTAGATACGGTATGTTTATAAAAACTAATGGTCAATTATGGGCAGTAGGTGGAAATGGCGGCGGTTGTTTGGGTTTGGGGGATGAAATTCACAGATCGTCTCCAGTACAAGTAGGTTCTGATACTAATTGGAATTATATAAGTTGTGCTGTTGCAGCTAGTTTTGGTACCAAAACAAATGGAACATTGTGGTCTTGGGGCGGGGCTGGTTTTGGGATATTAGGTCAAGGTGATTTAACACGACGCTCATCTCCAACACAAGTAGGAGCTTTAACGGATTGGCTAGCGCCTATTGCTAATAGTGGAGGTGTTTCTGTCTATGCAATCAAAACAGACAGTACTTTGTGGGGTTGGGGATGGAATAACCAAGGTGAATTAGGTATAGGAGATACTAACCACAGATCTTCTCCTGTACAAGTAGGAGCTTTGACTGATTGGGTAGTAGGTCAAACTGTAGCAGGTGAAAACCATATGCTTGCTTACAAATAAAATGTTTAATTTTTTAAGAAAAGGACTTGACAAATAAGATTTAATGGTTATATTAAAAGGGGAAGGAGATAGGCGATGAAACAAGATGATTTTAAAGGGCAAAAAAGAGAACAACATTTTCCAATACCTTTGAGATTTTTAAGAGATGGTAAATTTCTAAAATGGCTTACATCCACAGAAGGAAAAGTTTGGTTATATTTATGTTCTTGGATTTTACGTGGGGAAATGAGAAATGAATTTTGTAATTATTTATATAGAAAATATTTCATAGGTAAAAATAAATTAGTAGCGCGTTGGAGTCTACAAAATATAGCAGACACTCTTGAACTTAAAAGTGTGGGTGGGGTATCCAGCACTATAAGATCACTCGAAGAAAAAGGATTTATAGTAAAACAACCCGAAATTTTACATGGTAAGAGAGTTTGGGCTTATGAATTTGGAACTCATAGTGGGGAACCACATTTTTATGAATACTTATATGTATTTACACATTTCGCTAAACAAAAAGGTGAAATTATCTTAGAAAAGTTTATGTAAAGTGAGTTCAGTTAAACTGAAGTCAGTTTTTCTGAACCAAGAATATATAATATAAAAGGTTTTAAGAATATATAAAAGTAACTAAACTAAAGTTTATTTACAAAGATTTCCCAAATCAGAAAAAAGGTCTAGAGGTGTAGCGTTTGGCAATAACATATATTAACTTGTATATGGCACAGCAGTTGATGCAGATAAAAAATTCAACAGGTCTTCAGACATTCGTGACCACGGTTTGGAACGGCGTTCCTATTATGGTTGTTTGGAATAATATTGCTTCTGGAATTATGCAAATTTGGGAAGAAAATGTTGTTGCTGACGAAGATCTAGAGACATTAAGTAATATAATTAATGATTTTATACAAAGGGAGTTATAAATATGACTAAAGATTTAACAACTACAAATGAGATTAGAGACTTGGCACTAAAGGTAGAAGAATTGATTGATAAAGATAATGTGTTTATGCAGATTTCTACACGGGGTGCCGATCCTAATGCGAAAGACTTAATTGATTTTAAAACATTTGATGAAGAAAAATTGGCATTGGTGGCTTCAAGAATGCCAGAAATAAACAGAGCAACTAGAGCGTTCGGTAAACAGAACTCTCAAGCGACTGGTAAACTTATGTCGCTGCATATGATTGCACAATCACCCTATAGGAGAATGAAGCAATGTTTAGCTAAAATTGAAAGAAAGCGTAGCGCATTGAAAGAAAACATTTTTAAGCTTCGTCAGAATAGAGTAAAACTAGACAGATATTTATATAAAAGACAGAAGTTAGTTAGTGATATAGTTGATATTGAAGAAGCTAAGGAAGAAGGAGATGTAACTGAACTCGATTTTAAACTTCAAGAGTTGGATATTAGGATTCAGAAGCTCGCTGCTGATGTCAGTGATTCTAATATATACATAGAAGGAGCGTTAAAAGAAATAGGAATGTATCAAGAGGCATACGATGAGATTAGAGAATCTTACAACATACCTGAGGTTTGGGATGAGCTTGATATGGAAAAATCTGAGATTGAAGAACATGTGAAAACAGCGTTTCTTCACGCAGTAAGAGACGTGGAGATGACAGGTAAACTAAATGTTGGTACACATGAGTATTTAGAGCAGTACGGGGTTAATCCTCATACTGCTTTTTCTTTAGTAAGAAAATATTTAAATAAGGAGGAAGATAATGCCTTACAAAATTTCTGGAACAAAAAACGATACTGCTCGTATAATGGTTTTAAAAGAGAGTGACTGGAGCATTGAATCTAATACAGTAATATCTGGTTCAGGTGCTTATGAGGTGTTAGATCTTGTTGATGGAACAAAGATGGTTGTGGCTGAATCCAATGAAGATGAAATACTGTCATATGGAAACATTACTCCAATACTATATTGAAATACTGTCATATGGAAACATTACTCCAATACTATATATACCCGCCGGAAAAGAATTATGGGTATGGGGCTGGAATATACACGGTACATTAGGATTGGGAGATATAACACCACGATCTTCACCAGTACAAGTAGGGGCTTTGACTGATTGGGAAATACTAAATACACATGTAGGTATGCATTCAGCAGTTATCAAAACAGATGGAACTCTCTGGACCTGGGGTTATAATGAGTACGGTCAGTTAGGATTAGGTGATATTGACCGGCGTTCTTCACCAGCACAAGTTGGCTCTCTAACTGATTGGAGTGATACAGCCGGTGGTGATTATTTCAATATAGCACAAAAGACCGATGGGACTCTTTGGTCCTGGGGTTATAACACTGATGGGCAGTTGGGTGTAGGAGACACAGTACAGCGGTCATCTCCAGTTCAAATAGGAGCTTTAACGGATTGGGATTATATTAGTACTGATAACGGTGTCGTAGCTACAATTAAAACAGATGGAACTCTATGGATGTGGGGTAATAATAGTGCTGGTGGATTGGCATTAGGAGACATAGTTGATCGCTCGTCTCCAGTTCAGGTAGGAGCCTTAACTGATTGGGTAAAGATAGAAGCAGGTGGTTTAAATTCTGGTGGAATAAGATCAAACGGAACTCTTTGGGTTTGGGGTAGTAATAGTGAAGGACAATTAGGACAGAATAATGTTACTAGTTATTCCTCACCAGTACAAGTTGGCTCTGGAACTGATTGGAGTGAGCTTTCTATGAATGGAGGGGCTACTGGGGCGATTAAAACAGATGGAACTCTCTGGACCTGGGGTTATAATACACAAGGACAGTTAGGATTAGGTCATCAAACGAAACTTTCTTCTCCGGTTCAGGTAGGAGTTTTAACTGATTGGAATAGCATTTCAGTGAGAAGTTCTAACATGGTGGCAATTAAGACAGATGGAACTCTCTGGGCTTGGGGGGCTAACGGTGATGGTCAATTAGCTCAAGGAGATCAAACATATCGTTCTTCACCAGTACAAATTGGTTCTGACACAGATTGGACTAGTGTAGAGGCTGGTGTATCTTATATGATGGCATTAAAGTCTTATTAAGGAGAATTAAATGGATTTATTAGATGAACAATTAAAGGTAGGATTAGAAGGAAATTTCGAAAGAGGATGGGAAATATGTAAACAACTTGAAAAAGAGAGACCCAACTGTAATAGATCGGCATTCAATCGCGGGTGGTATTTGATGATGCGTGGCGATCTTCATAACGGTTTTGAATTGATGAATAGAGGTAGATGGGAAGAGATTTGGGGAAATTTACATATAGGAACTAATAAACCCATTTATGATGGAAGGGAATTAAACGGAGAGCATATATTATTCACAATGGAAGCCGGTTTCGGCGACGAGATGGTATATGTGCGATTTGCAAAAGAATTAAGCGAACGTGGTGGGAGAGTAACTGTAGCGTGCAGTGATGGTTTAAAATCAATGTTTGCTAGAATACCTTACGCATCTGCTGTAGTAGATTATAAAGCAGCACTAGCGATGTACCACGATTATTGGGCACCATCAATGAGTACCCCTTATATATTGGGTACCACATATGAAACATTATCAGGAGAGACATATCTCTCAGCGAGTCAGGAAGCGATAGATAAGTTTAGGTTAGTAGTAAATAGTCCTAAACTAAAAGTAGGTGTTCGTTGGTCAGGGAATCCAACTTTCGAGCACGAACAGTTTAGATTGTTTCCAGAAAAGTTAATGTTTGATGCTGTAAATGTAGATAATATACAAGCATACAGTTTACAGAAGGATTGGAATAAGGGTTATCCAGATCATATTATTCCATTAGACAAGTATTTGAATGATTGGGAGGATACAGCAGGAGCAATAGGAAATATGGATTTAATTATTAGTTCTTGTACTTCAGTAGCTCATTTAGCAGCTGCTATGGGGAAACCCACTTGGATAGTAATACCTATTTTACCTTACTATACATGGGCACTCCCTGGAACAGATTCACCCTGGTATGATAGTGTAAAATTATTTAGACAAGACACAGTTGGTATATGGGAACCGCCTTTTGATAATGTTCATGAAGAATTAAAGGAAAGGGTAAATGCATAGATTTACGAAAGAGGAATTTAAGAGTAGTAGTTCATTTTTAGATTTATTTGATAATAAATATGGACCGCGTTTGGCAGCCAGACAGAGAACTTTTAGAAAGATTATGGAGTTGTTAGAGTTCAAACGACAGGATTTCTACACAATAGTAGAAACAGGTTGTTACAGGGCAGTCACAATAGAAGGAGATGGGCACAGCACTTTGTTATTTGATGATTTTGTAAACTACTACGATGGTGTGGTTTTTACTGTAGACATAAACAAAGATGCTTGTGAGAAGTGTGAAAAAATAACAAGTTCTAAAGTAAAGGTGCACAACGGAGATAGTGTAGAGTTTTTATGGAATTTTGATTATGATAAAGATATAGATTTAGTGTATTTAGATTCATATGACATAGTTATGAGCAACACCCAAACAGCACACCCATCAATGCTTCATCACATTAAAGAATTATGTGCAATTTTAGGAAAATTAAAATCTGGCGCAATAGTTTTGGTTGATGATAATATGAACGAGCAAATAGGTAAGGGTGCTTATGTAAATGATTTTATGAAGAATGTTGGTTACAAAAAGATTGTAAATGAGTGGCAAATAGGATGGATTCTTTAGGAGGATAAAATAATGCCATATAAAATTTCAGGAACTTTAGAAAATGCTTCACGAGTTATTATAATTAAAGAAAGTGATTGGACTGTAGAATCCAATACGGAAGAATCTGTTGGCGTATATGAGGTTGATAGTTTGGAATCAGGCACCAAGACAGTTATTGCAAGAGATAGTGTTGGAGAAGTATTAGGATTTGGTAGTGTGTCACCTATTTCTTATGTTGTACCTCCTGGAGACAGAGGTGTGTTTGCTGGTGGCACAGGCACAAGTAATGTTATAGACTACATAACCATATCATCTACTGGGGATGCTACTGATTTTGGAGATTTAACAACAACTAAATCATATCCAGCTGCAACATCAAACGGCGCTAATGATAGAGCTGTGTGGCACGGTAAGGGTAATGCTGGTACGAATGTTATAGACTACATAACCATATCATCTACTGGAGATGCGAATGATTTTGGTGATATGACAGTAGCGCGTGATTATTTAATGGCAACATCAAATACGACAAATAATAGAGGTGTATTTGCAGGAGGCAACACAACTGTTAAAATTGATGTTATGGATTACATCACAATATCATCTTTAGGAGATGCGACTGACTTTGGTGATTTAACTGGAATAAGGCATACTGGCGGCCCAGCTTCTAATGGCACCAATGATAGAGGAACATTTGGCGGCGGTAGTGGATCTAGTGGTGCTACTAATGTTATAGATTATATTACGATTTCAACTCCAGGTAACGCAACTGACTTTGGTGATGTAACGGTTGCTCGTAGCAGTATGACTGGAACAGCCAACGCTTAATAATGTAACCATATAATAATAGAGGAAAAGGAGAAGAATTATGTCTTATAGAATACCGTTAGTTATAGAAAAAGGGGAAAATAATCAAGAGAAGGTTTATGATTTATATTCAAGGATGTTGAAAGATAGAATAATCTTTCTGAGCGGAGAATTTAAGCCTGATATGGCTGATAGTATTGTGGCTCAGCTTTTATTTTTAGAAGCAGATGATCCAGATAAAGATATTTGTATGTATGTCAATTCGCGTGGTGGTGAGATTGATGCTATGTATGCTATATATGATACAATGCAGTATATTAAACCAGATATTATTACTGTTGGATATGGAACTATAGCAAGTGCTGGTAGTTTTATTTTGTGTGCTGGAACTAAAGAAAAAAGATATGCGTTACCTAATGCTAACATTATGATACACGAATTATCCGGCGGAGTTAGCGGTAAATATGGTGATTTAAAAGTTACATACAAACAGGTAACAAGATTACATGCTAAAATGGCAGAGCATTATGCCGAAAAAACTGGTCAAGACCTAGAGAAAATAAAGATCGATATGGAACGTGATTTTTATATGACGCCAGAAGAGGCGAAGGAATATGGTCTTATAGATAGTGTGGAGTACAAGAGGGAGTAAAGGAGGAATTTCGTTGTGGTAATGAAATATGATAAAGAATTTCAAAAGCCTGACGGTAGAAAATTACTTAGCGGCGGGCCAAGGGATTTACAGAGACGCCAGAAAACAATGGCAACTCAAACATCAGAGTTAGTTGTGTATTTAAGGGAGGAAGTTAGACGGTTAACCGAAGAATTAGCTCTTAAGAAAGTGTCTGAGGCAGAGTATACTGGTGAGCAAGTCGATGACGAAATTAGACGGGCCGTAGCTTCTGCTGTAAAAGAAGTACAGGAAGGTAATAAACAGGAGATTAAAGAATTACGTGTTGCTACAGATGCTTTGAAAAAGAATGAAAGTGATCTTTTAGAGCAAATAAAAAATTTAGAGATATATCAAGTAGGTCTTCAAAAAGAATTAGAAGAGGCTAAATCTAAAAAATTAGAATTTAAAGATAGAGTAAGTTCTTTACAAGCTAATGAAGACAGATTAGTCAATGAAGTAAAGAACATGAGAGTTAGAAAAAATGAGGCTCAAGATCAAATAGGAATTTTGGAATCTGAAAAAACTGAATTAGAAGCACAGCTAAATAATATTAAATCTGAAAAGGCGACGCTTGAACAACAATTATCAGATACCGAGCATAATAGAGTTGAGTTGGTAAATAAGTTTACAGAATTTAAACGTGGCGCCAAGATAAAAGGGTCCAAAGAATTACAGAAAAAATTAGATGATTCTAAGAAACAACAGGTTAAATTACAAACTGAATTAACAAAAATGGCTTCAAAAGTAGGTAGTTTCGATTATAAGGAGTTAGAAGATAAAGCCGATGTTTTACAAAAAAAGTTGGATGAATCAAGAGAAAAAAGGAATGTAGCAGAAAAAGAGTTGTCTAAAATAACTTCCGAATTAAATGAATTAAAGCAAAAATATGAGAAATTGGAAAGCAGTTCTAAATCAGAAGAACCAAAGAAGCTGAAAGCTGAATTAGCAATGATGGCATCAGAAAAGGATAAAATTAACGCGCGGCACAATAAAGAGATAAATAAATTTAAGCTTGAGATAGAAAAGAAAAAAGGTGAGATCAGAACATTAAAAGAGAAAGTTAAATTCAAAACTGATGAGGATGTTACTGCTTTATTGAAGAAACAGACTAGAAAGATTGAAGATTTAACGTTCGCTCTTTCGAACGCAGAAGCTCAACTTGAACTGGAAACTAATAGGCCTAAGATGGAAACTACGTTTATTGATCCTTTGAAGAAGGATGCTGGTGAAGGTTTAGAATCGCATATAAATATAAAGGAAGAAAAATCAGAGTCAGAGGTCGAAGTACAGAGTAAGGTAGAGAGATTAAGAAGTTTGATGGGTAAACTTCCTAAGGCGAATGGATAAGAAAAAGGAGGAAGAATTATGTCTGGAAGTAAAGGTTTAGATATAGGTACAAATATGTTGGTAGCAGGAATGCTTGATGCCGACGATAAAGTGGTTTTCAAAATGGAAAGGGATGCTTTCTATACGATAGTGCCTAAATCAGAAGTAAACAAAAATAGTATTAGATTGTCATTAGAAAAACGAGGTTGTAATTTCATAACCAATTCTGATGGCGCTTTTACAGTGGTGGGTGAAGATGCCCTTGAGATTGCTATAGAAAGAAATGATGTAGCAAGGCGTCCATTAAAAAAAGGCATTATATCACCCAAAGAGAAAGCCTCATTACCTATGCTTAAACTAATTATAAAAAGTTTACTAGGTAATGGTAATAAGGGTGATGTGGTTATTTATTCAGTGCCTGCTAAACCGATAGATGCAGTTTTTAATATTGTGTACCACACAGAAATTATGAACATGTATTTAAATGAAATGGGGTATGTGGCGTCACCAATCAATGAGGGTTTTGCCATAGCATTGTCCGAGCTACTTGAAGACGGGCTTACTGGTATATGTCTTTCTTATGGAGCTGGGATGTGTAATGTGGCTGTAATCCACCAAGGAGATCCTTTAATTGAATTTAGTATGACTAAAGCAGGAGATTTCATAGACCAATCTGTAGGTGAGGCATTGGATGTTTCTCCTAGTTTGGTGCAGTTAGAAAAAGAAGCAGGTGTAGATTTATTCAAACCGAGTAATCAGATTATGGAAGCTGTTGCTGTGTATTACAATTCAGTTATTACTTACACTTTACAAAATATTGTGTATGAACTTGGTAGAAGAGAAAAGGAGCTACCTATTTTCAGAGACCCAGTGCCAATAATTGTTTCAGGTGGTTTAGCTAGGGCTAAAGGGTTTACTAGGAAAATAAAAGAAAGTTTAAAAACTGTGAATTTTCCATTAGAAATAAGTGAAGTGAGAGAAGCGGAAGATCCAATGACCGCTGTTGCGCACGGATGTCTTTTAGCGTCACAGCTATAGGAGATAATTAATGAGAAAATTAAATGATAAAATACCTGGCGCAGAAAGCTTTAGTTATAAGGAGTTTGTAAGATCTCAGACTGCTTTGAGGAAAGGTATAAAAAACGAACCTACTGATGAAGAGTGGGAATGTATAGAAAAGCTGGCTGTAAATATATTACAGCCTGTAAGAAATGAGTTTGGCAGAATTAGGATTACAAGTGGTTTTAGGAGTGTGGAATTGTGTGAAGCGGTGGGTAGCAATAAGAATTCGAATCACGCAAGAGGGCAGGCTGCTGATATAGAGCCGATAGATCCGAAAACTAAATTAATTGATGTCGTGGAATTTATTTGTAGTGGGCTGGAATATCGCGCAGTCATTGCAGAATATTTTCCAGATGGATGGATTCACGTGGCTTACAGAGAAGGCGGGAATATTAAGAAGTTAAAATTAAAGGATGAGAAACATAGTTATGAAGAGGTGTCTTTAAATTACCTAAAGAGTTTATACGACGTTTAAGGAGGAAACATGGATAATGTTACTGTTTTGACGTGGGTTATACAAAATTGGGAATTAGTTTTACTAATTTTACTTGTGGCCGATAAAGTTGTGGCCATAACACCTACACCTTACGATGATATAATTTTAACTGCAATTAAAGCTGCTTTGAAGCCCCTTCTGCCGGGCAATAAAACAGAAGAGAAAAAAGAAGAATAATCGGAGGAATTTAGAATGATGAGTAGAGTATTTGGAGAAGTTAAATGGTTTAGTAATGAAAGAGGTTACGGATTTGTAACCAGAGATGATATTGAGAATGAAGAGTATTTTGTTCATTTCAGTAGCATTGATATGGAAGGCTTTAAAACGTTAAAAGCTGGGCAGAAGGTGTCTTTTGTTCTTAAAAAGGAAGAAAAAGGCATGCAAGCCAAAGAAGTATTAATAGAAGAATAAACTAAATGTAGTTGTTCATCATAAATCCTATCCAGCTTAAAAATAAAACGAGGCCTTGGCTGGAGGCCTGTAAAAAGGGAGGAAATAGAATGGTGTACAAGAATAATTTTATAGCAGTAATAAAACATAAAGGTAGAATAATGAGAGAACGAGGCGGTGTCGTAAGATTACCACCTGGTTCTGAATATTCTATTTTGTTAAAAAACAAAGATTCTCGAACGGCGGTAGCCAGAATTTCTGTTGATGGACAAGATGTAATGGGCGGTCACAGGTATATAGTTCCTGGTAAATCCCAGAGAGAATTAAAAGGTTTTCTTAAAGGACTTAGAGCTACCCATAAGTTTAGAGTTATTAAGAAGACTAAGGAAATTGCAAGATTTCGTGGAGACAGAATTGATGACGGTATGGTTGAAGTAGAATTTTGGTATGAGCAAACTACTCAAGTTACTCCTTGGGTGGTTTATAATTATGATGAGGGGTTTAGTCCTGATTATACTTTAAATGATTTTACTTTTGGAGATAGTAAAGGCGGACCTTCGCAAACAACATATACCATGGCTAATTTCCATCAGGTGAAAGGGTGTATGAAATCGTCTACTACTGTGTCATGTAATGTTCCTACCCCAAAGCCAGACGAGGTGATAACTGTGAAGGGGTCCAAAGTCAGACAAGATTTTCACTATGGTGATGTCGGCCCGCTGGAAAGCAGTTCTTCTACTATAATTATTAGGTTGAAGGGTACTGTTAAAAAGAGTGGTAAAGTTAGACCTGTGAGAAAAGCAGTAGCTACTAGGGTAAAAATTCAATGCCCTACTTGTGGTAGGAGATGGCGTTCATATTTGAAATTCTGTGGTAATTGCTCCACAGCACTAGACTAAAAGCAGGCCGGGGCTCTATCCGAGTTCCTTGATGAACAACTACATTTTACAAGGAGATTTAAATGTTATTAGGAGAATTAATATTAAGAAATAAAATATTGAAAACAGAAATTAAAGAGCTTGAGAACTATTTATTAGATAAAGATGTTCATGGTAATGTAAATGATATTATAAATAAGATATTTATATTACAGGATAAAATTCAAAAGTATTCTATAGCTATAAATAGAGCTAATAATGATGTTGAAGTAGAGATAGGTACTACTAAAGTGTCTATTTCCACTGCTGTTGAATTGAGGACTACAGTTTTAGAGAAAATAGAAACAATGGCAAGTTTGATAAGTAATCCTAGAAATACATTAGATATTTTTAATTTAATGGAGCAAAGAACTAAGTTAATTGAAGAATATATGTTGCTTAATAGGGTTATAAATATAAACGATTGGAGTATAAACGTTGATTAAAAAACTGTGGGTCAAATTTGATGGATTAGATGTAGAGTGTTTTTGTGAGGAGAATAGAAAGAAGTGTGTAAAGGAAGAAGAGCCTAAGTGTAAAGAATATGTTGTTAAATTTGTAGAAATAAAGAGAGATATAACAACAGAGCGTGCAACGGAAATTTTAACCAGGGAGCAGAAGGCTGTTAAAAATATAATCGAGAAGATAAAAAGGTATGATTCTGAATTAAAAAGGAATATAAAAAAATTTAAAGTTTGATAGGAGTTTATGATAAAGTATACAAAGTTGTTAAAGGTGTTCAGGGGGAGGGTTTAAAATGTTAATCGGGGTAAGTGGTAAGGCAAGGTCTGGGAAAGATACATTTGCAGAAATGTTGGCAAGAGAATTACAAATACAAACAGGTCAGGCATATGTTCTTATGGCATATGCTCATGAATTAAAGTTAAAAGTTCAAAAGGATTTTGATTTATCTTACGAACAGCTTTGGGGCGATGAGAAAGAAGTTGAGGATGAGAGATATAAAAGGGTACACCACATAATACCATTTTGTGAAGGTCTTGGTAAAGGTGAGTTACCAACCCGTCCTAAGTATTGGACACCCCGTGAGATAATGCAGAATTACGGTCAGTTTTTCAGAACAATAAATTATGATTTTTGGATAGACCGCTTATTTAGAGTTATTGAAGATAAAGAATATAAAAATGTTATAATTACTGATTTACGTCATGTAAATGAAGTTGATGCTGTTGTGGATAGAGGTGGTTATCATGTAAGAGTTGAGAGAGAAGAAGATAAAGCCACACATAATAAACAACATATATCAGAAACTGATTTAGATGATGGGCACAGAGTAGATTTTACAGTGAATAATCAATGGACATTAAAAGAATTAAAAGAGACTGCTAAAGATGTAGCTAGATTTTTAGTTGGCAAACATCTTGCAAATTTTAAAATTTCAGGAGGATAATATGGCTAATGTTTATAGAAAGTTCAAATTAACACCAGGGCAGTCCGCGCCAGCCGATGGATATGCTACTGGTATTGTATTTGATGGAGATTGGATTTGTTGGTATGGTCCTGAAGACACTATGCCTGCTAATGACCCAGCTAGTGGTACTCCGCTTATGCAGGGGGATATGACTCAAGAAGATATAGATGCTTATAATGCAGCTCTTATAGCAGAGCCACCGTCACCTTAATAAATAAAATTAAAAGGAGGAATAACAATGGCTAGTAAAAAAACATTAGATATAAAGATAGACATTGGTACCATCGTATATACTAGTATAACAAAAAGCGGGGATAATTATAATTCTGCTAGAATGGTATCAAAGATAGCGGATAAAACTTATATGAATATAACTGTTGAGTGGGAGGGAGACAGTATTCCTTCTTTTGCTATGGATTTAATGGGAACAATAAAAGCCAGCGAAATAACTACTGGTAAAGTTGTTGAGGGTAGAGAGGAGGAGTATGCAGAATATTTGGCGAGAGATGCTGAAGATTCTGCTCCTAAATGTCCGCCAGGCCAGCGCTATTGAACAAAAAGAAAAAAATGTGTGCCTAAATAGTTTATTTTAGGATAAAATTATAAATAAGACAAGGAAAAGGTGGTGTATAAAATGTTTAAGTCTGAATTTAATGAAAGTCTAATACAATTTGATTTGTTAAGATCTACAAATAAGATAGTTTTTGAGTTCAGTGTTAATACAGAAGAAAAGGATACTTTTTTAAAATGGATTAATATTTTATCTAGTGTGGAATTTAGAGTGGATGTAGATTTAGATAATATAGACATAAAAGAGTATAGTAACACTATTTTATTTAGAGTTAGGGCGTCCGCTATAGAAGAGGATTTGAATAGATGGGTTGATAATTTAAAATGTGTTTCAAAATTTTTAAGAGGTGAGTATGATATTACCTATCTTAAAAGTCTTAAAAAAATTAGTGAAGGAGATGAGTAATGCCACTTTCTGAAAGTGATTATAGAGAACCTTACTGGGTTAGACATCAAAAAGGATATACTGTAGCTAGAATTGTATCTGAAAGGTCTAAGTTCATGGATTTTGAACAATATCCACGTAGTTATAGAGGTGGTAGATATCCACAAGCTGGATATAACCCAAACCACCAATCTATAAGAGTTGAAAGGGCTAATTTATATAAAGAGGATTTAAGTTTAAAACCACGTTAGAATGGAAAAGGAGAGAATTAATGGTTTCTATTGAAGAAAAAGCCGCAATTTTCGCGGCAGAATTAGAGTTAATATTTGACGATGATATAAGAGAATTTACAAAGTTATGTGTGATAAATGCGCCTGATTATTTCTTTACTGATTGTCCTGCATCATCTAGTGGAAAATATCATCCCATTAGTGAGTTAGGGCCTGATGGTACTATATTACACACTAAGAAAGTGTTTACTTTGGCGTATGAGTTGTGTAGGGGGCTTGGTTGTGAGACCAGCAGAGATCTAATTTTAAGCGCTTGTATAATTCATGATTTGAGGAAACAAGGATTGAAAAAGACAGGGCATACTACTAAGAATCATCCAGATTTAGGTGCTCAGTTGGTTATAGAGGTACAGGAAGCTACTATGCTTTTGGATGATGAGGACTATAAGGCAATTAAAAATATGGTAGGATATCATTATGGATTATGGTCTTACGGAAAATGGAAGAAAGATTTATCTAAATATACACCTGAAGAGTTGTGTGTGTATGTGTCAGACTACATAGCATCCAAACGTTGTGTAGAAGTAGATTATAGGAGATAAGGTTGAATAGAAAATATGATATAAATTTTGTAAAAGAAGTTTTTAATAAAAATAATTATATTCTTTTAACTACTTATTATATAAACACTAAACAAAAATTGAAGTATATTTGTCCAGCTGGGCATAAAGGAGAAATATCTTTAGAAAAATGGTTGGTGGGTCAGAGATGTAAATTATGTGCATTTAATCGTTTTTCTAATATAAATGATGTGCGTAATATAGTTAATAGTGAGGGGTTTACATTATTGACAAATGAATATAAAAGTAGTAAACAAAAGATATATTATAAATGTGATAAATGTGGTGGTATTAATAGTGTAATTTGGAGTGCGTGGTCTAGGAAGAAAAATAAATGTGTTTTTTGTGTGTCAAATAAATGTAAGGATAATTATTTAGATGTCTTTATAAAACATGTTGAGTTAGAGGGGTATAAATATATTGAAGGTGAATATAAAAGTTCTAGGAGTAGAATAAAGTTATTATGTCCTAATGGACATGTGTATATATCTAGTTGGTTTAACTGGTTTACTAATAATAGTAGATGTAAAAAATGTAGTAATAATACATCAAGAGTAGAAAAAACTTTAGCTGTGTTTCTAAATAATGTAGTTACACAATCTGATTTATTTATTAATGATAAAACACTAATACCACCCTATGAACTTGATATTGTAATACCAAGTAAAAAATTAGCTATTGAGTATTGTGGTATTAGGTGGCACTCAGAGTTATTTGGTAAAGATAGTGTATATCATTTAAATAAACTAGTTAGATGTAAGGAGATTGGATATAGGCTTGTTACTATATTTGAAGATGAATTTTTGTTTAATAAAGACATTGTGTTATCTAGGTTGTTAAGCATATTAGGTGAGAATAATACGAATATTGTTTATGCCAGAAATTGTTCTATCAGAGAAATAAGTACTAATGATGCAGCTAGTTTTTTTAATGAAAATCATTTACAGGGTTATAATGGTTCTAGTGTTAAATTAGGTCTTTTTTATAAAGAAGAAATGGTTTCTGCCATGACATTTTCAAAACCATCTATTTCTAAAGGAGCCAAGAATTCTTTAATTAGTGTTTGGGAATTAAACAGATTTTGTTCTAAAATAAATTATCAAGTAGTTGGCGGCGCATCAAAACTATTAAAATATTTTGAGAGAAATTATGATTGGTCAGAAATATTTTCTTATGCTGATCGGAGATGGTCAGTTGGTGATTTATATATAAAATTAGGGTTTAACCTAAATTCCATTACACCCCCAAATTATTGGTATTTTAGTGACAGAAATAAATATAAAAGAATTCATAGATTTAATTTAAGAAAAAACAATAATGATGACCAAACACTTACTGAATGGGAAAATAGGGTTTTACAGGGATGGAATAGGATCTGGGATTGTGGCAACTTAAAATACAACAAGAATAAGGAGAAAAGGAATGGCGGTATTAGATCCAGGTGTAACTAAGAGAAGATGGGAACCTGAAAAGGGTGTAAAAAAACATAATGAACGAATTCACAGAGAAAGTAAGTTTGTAGATGACCATGGTAATTTGCCCTTTACATTTTCTAAACCAAGTAAACCAAAAAGACATAATAACGTAGAATGTAAAGATTGTGGTCACATAGCGTCTGTTCCTATAAACACAATAGGAATGATATGCACTGAGTGTAAAAAATACGTCAGTGTGGAGGAGGTGTAGTGGGTGTCTGGTAATGGAGACAAAAAGAAACGTGGTCGTCCTATTGGATTTAAATTAAGTGAAAAGAGTAAACAAGCTATAAGTAAATCTAAAACTGGACAGAGCCATAGACAGGAAACAAAAGATAAAATCTCTAAATCACTAATATTATATTTTAGGAGATTGAATCCACTTTCAGAAGAGATAGAAAATACATATTGCAGATTAAACGATGACAGTATGTGTGGTTGGCTTAACCAGGTGAGGGAAGAATTAGATGATTTAGACGATGTATTGACTAATAGATCAATGAGAAGCGCAAGAAGAATGGAAATATCTTTCGGTAATAATATAGAATATTTTGGTCACGTATTGACCCCCGAAACACTGCTTTTGTTTAAAGAATTTTGTGAGATGCATGGGTTAGATCCAGAAACTTTATTTGATGATTTAACATAATAGGAGGGCTTGTGAAATCTGTCGGTAGACCTAAGAACCCACCAAAAGCAAAAGAGATGCTAAAGGAAGTAATTCCTATAGATGATATATTTGAGGATGATGAAAAGAAAATATATGAATCATTGGTGGACATTTATATGAAAGATTTTGATAAAGAGGATTTAACTTCTAGTGATATGGATGATGTTATGAGTTTGGCTATGAACAGGGTTTTGGAGATACGGCTTCTTAAAACCAGTAAAGGTAGTCCAGATAAACAGATAGATGCTTCTACTGCTATAGAAAAATTAAGAAAGCAAAACGATAAAATAAAAGATAACTTGTTAAGTAGAAGAAAAGATAGAATAAATCCACATGAGTATAAGGGATTTTCTATTATAGACCTAGCTGTAGCATTTGATAAGAAAAAAAAGGAAGATATGTTAAACAAGGCCATATTCAATAAAGAAGAAGAGACTGAAGCAGCCAAACAATTTAATAAATTTCAAGGTAACAGGTATGATTTAGATGTTAAAGTGTCAGATAAGGAGGAATTTTTTTAAGTGGCCAAACGAAAGACCAAGAGGCACATGGATATGGTGTTTGAACAAGGTGTAGAACTTATCCAATTTTATAGAGACAACCCCACAATAGCAGCATTTGATTTATGTAGGTCTGATTTGGCTCCTATACAAAGACTAGTTTTTAATGATATGTGGATAAAGAATTATGTTATTGCTGTAATGGGCCGTGGATGTGGAAAGACGTATATGCAGGGATTGTTAGCTGTTTTGTATTGTTTACTTTATCCAGGATATAGGGTAGGATTAATTGCACCTACTTTTCGCCAGTCAAAAATGATGTTTTCAGAAGTTGAAAAGTTATATAGCAAATCTGCTTTAATACGCGAGGCTGTAGAAAAGAAGCCTACTAGGGGTACTGATACGTGTTTCTTAAAGTTTAAAGCTGTTGGTGGTATGAGTGGTTCTTACATAGAAGCTTTACCATTAGGTGTTGACGGGGCCAAGATTAGGGGGTCCCGTTTTTATTTGATATGTATAGACGAGCTTGCCCAGGTACCAGACAAGGTGTTGGATTTAGTAGTTAGGCCATTTGCGGCTGTTGCATTAGAGCCTATGGAAAAGGTAAGAAGAATAGAACATCAAAAGAAGCTTATAGCAGAAGGTTTGGCTACGGAAGATGATTTTGAAGAAGAATCGGTAAATAAAATGGTTATGACATCGTCTGGGTTTTTTAAATTCAATCATATGTGGAGACGAATGAAAGATCATTGGGATATGATGGATAGGGAACCTCCAGAAACTTGTAGGCATGTTGTTTATCAAGTTCCTTACTGGTTTATGCCAGAGGGGTTTCTGGTAGAGGATAGTATAATTGAAGCAAAGCGTACTATGTCAAGCTATGAATTCAAAATGGAATATGAAGCAGCAATGATTTCAGATTCCGAAGGGTTTTTTAAAGCATCATTGTTAGAGGGGTGTACTATTGACAGTGGATTTAACATAGAATTGAGGGGCGATCCAGAAGCTCAATATGTTTTAGGTGTAGACCCTAATCAGGGCGGGGAAGCAAGTTGTGGTGCTGTAGTCATTAAGTTAGGAGTTATTAATAAGGTAGTAAATGTATTAGAATTAAAAGATAAAACTACACAAGGACTTACAACGGCCATTCAACATTTATATAAAATGTATAATATAATAAGAATATTTATAGATAAAGGTGGTGGCGGAAAAGCTATAATGGATTTATTAGAAGATGGGTATAATGGCCATGAACCAATGATTGACAGGACTGATAAGGATAAGCTTCATATAAAAGGTTTGCATATATTGGAAATGATTAATTTTAATCCGGCCTGGATTTCTGATGCTAATTTCATTACACTATCTTTATTAGAAGAAAAAAGATTAAGATTTCCAGAACCACCAGTTTCTCCAGACGATAGGTTTGCTATTGTTTATGAGAATATACAGAAACTTAAAGCCCAGATGTTGAGTATAATTGTTACTCAAACAGCAAGCGGGCTTCTGCATTTTGATACTCCTAAAAAAGGACAGAAGAAAGACTTATATTCAGCGTTAATACTCGCTGGATATGGGGCCAGAATGGTTGAGAAAGAATTAGAAGAAGAAGGTGATCCTATTCTGTTTACTAAAGGCGGTATGATGCGAACTCATAATGTTAACAGCACATGGAATCCTTTAGATGCATTACAACATGCTCAGGGACCTCTTATAGTTGGGACGTCTGGTCGTAATTTAAGTGCCGCTGTGTTGAAAAAGAAAATAAAGTAATAATGTAACCTTCTTACTAATAGAGTTGTTTATTAATGGAGGTGATATTATGACGGAGGGTAAGATTACATTTTTTTCAAAGAAATTCTGGTCCTTATTAGGAATGAAGGTGTTCAGAAATTTTGCTTCTGTAAAATATCAAATACTTATATTGCTTTATATTCCTGTTATATACGGAATTTTTGACGGTAAATGGACTGAAACGCAGTGGGTTTCCAAAATATCTCCAGCAGTTGGATTAGGTTTCCTAGGAGGTGGATATGTAACTATTGCTTTAGGAAGGATATATACAAGAACTAAATTGACCGAAAATGGTAATGGTAACTATGAAGAAGTATTGGATACGGATAGATAATGAAAATTTGTTGGGATAATTTGGATGATTTAATTTATGATGTAAATAGTGGATTTTGGTTAAAGGTTTTTTACTATGAGAGAAAAGGTAGAGAAACTTTACAGAAGGGAACACATAAATATAAATATATAGATAATTATTATAAATAGAGATGTAAGGAAACAATAGGAATGTTAAAAGCATACAAATATAGATTATTCCCAAACGAGGAACAACGAGTGTTAATTGAAAAACACTTAGGTTGTTCTCGTTTTATCTATAACTACGCACTTGGTCAAAAAATTAAGATCTATGAACAAGAAAAGAAAACACTAAGTAGGTTTGATATTCAGAAACAACTTCCACTAATGAAAAAACAAGAAGAAACCAATTGGTTATCTGAAGTTAATTCTCAAACATTACAAGCAAGTTTGATCCACTTAGATATGGCATATGTTAGATTCTTTCGTGAAAAGAAAGGTTTCCCTAAGTTCAAATCTAAACATAATTCAAACCAATCATTTGAGATCCCTCCTTCTTCTACAACTAAAATAGATTTCGAAACAAAAACAATACAAGTTCCAAAAATTAAAAACTTGAGGTTTGATGCTCATCGTAAGTTTGATGGAGAAATGAAAACTTGTACGATAAGTAGAACTCCAACTGGTAAATATTATATCTCTATTTTAGTTGAAGATGGACAAGAGTTACCAACTAAAGCACCAATGAGTGGAGATACTACTATTGGAATAGATCTTGGAATATCTCACTTTCTTACTACAAGTAAAGGAGAAAAGATAGATAATCCTCGTTACTTGAAACATAAGTTGAAAGCACTCAAACGAAGTCAACGCAACCTAGCAAGAAAACAGAAAGGAAGCAATAACAGACAAAAAGCAAAAGTTAAACTTGCTCGTAAATATGAACAAGTAACTAATGCAAGAAAAGATTTCCACCACAAGGTTTCTACTACCTTAGTTCGTGATAACCAAACGAACACCCTTGTTATGGAAACCCTTGATATAAAGGGAATGCAACAAAATAGGTGGTTATCTCAATCAATCAGTGATGTAGGTTGGGGTGAGTTTGTTTCTATGATCAAGTACAAGTGTGACTGGTATGGCAAGAACTTCATACAAATTGGTCAATATGAACCAAGCAGTAAGTTATGTTCTTGCGGGGAAATCAATCATAAATTGAAACTTAGTGATAGAGAATGGACTTGCTCTAACTGCAATACAACTCATGATAGGGATATATTAGCAAGTAATAATATAAAAAAAATAGGGATGGGACAACCCGAATTCATGCCTGTGGAGGAAGACTATAGTTTTCCATTGAAGCAGGAAACCACGAAATCTTTAGTTTCGTGGTAGTTCATTATTTGATTTGGAGAACGGGATGACTTTGTGTGTTGAATGTCATAATGAGCATCATAAAAATAATGGGTATAAAACATATGTTTGATAAAGTTCTAGGTATAGTAAAAGTAGTAATAATAATAATAGTAGTAGGATTTTTATATAATAAATTTGAATACATATTAGAAATGCTAAAACCACCTATACCTCCAGCCCCACAGATTGTACAAATAACAGATAACGCTTGGCGTGTGGAGTTCGAAGCAAGCAAAAGACAAGTTCAGGAATTAAAAGAAAAGTTAGAGGATTCTAACAGTAAGATTTTGGCGGAAGTGCGTAAGAGGAATGAAAAGATTGATGAGATAGCAAGAATAGAAGCCGAACTTAAACAGACAAGAGATCTTCTTAATAGAACATCATCTCATGTGTATCTCACAGGAAAAAAGACAGACCATCATTTCAAAAAGATTTATGCTACAGCGTCTGATGGCACTAAGTTTCCTATAGCGTGGGCCATGTTTCATCCTAATCAAGATGATCCTGAGAAGTTATGGAAAACAGGAACTTATCCTATAAAATTTGAAACATATATTATTGAAACAGAACAGCCATCTGGTAAATATGCCAGATATGTAGAACTTAATATAACGAATAATCAAATGAAAGAAACAAAAGGTAATAAATATCCTGTCAAAATTAATAGTATAGAATGGGCTAAAAATCCAATAACCGAAAGACATTTTTTCTTCTGGAATCCAAGATTGGCGTTCCAAGCAATGTTTACAAGTGAAGTTTTTGCACCATCGTTGGATTTAAGTGTGATGTCTTACGGTAAAACCAAAAGAGACATGGACTGGAGATTTATCATACCCTCCATAGGTATAGCTAATAAAAACGATAGTTCTGAGGCTGTTTTTGGATTTACACCAGTACAATGGAATTTTGGTAATATAGTTCCATTAGTAGAGAACATGTTTTTAGGTCCTACTATGGCCTGGGATACTGAAGGTGAAATGTCATATGGTGTTTCGTTTTCAGTGCCTTTCTAAGGAAAAAGTTATGTCTAAAAGATTAACTATAGAATTTGTGAAAAAACAATTTGAAAAAGAAGGATATAGATTATTAAACAAAGAATATATTAATGCTCATAAAAAAGTAGATTACATTTGTTCTAATGGACATAAACATTCTATAAGATGGAATGATTGGCGTGCCGGATATAGATGTCCTTATTGTGCTGGAAATGTAAAATTAACTGTTGATTTTATTCGGAAAGAATTTGAAAAAGAAAATTGTATTCTTTTAACAAACAAATATAAGAATAATTATAAAAAATTAGAATATGTTTGTGAAAACGGCCATCTGCATAAAATTTCATGGCATAATTGGATGCACAACAATAATAGATGTTCTCATTGTAGCGGTAATAGAAAATTAAATATTAAATTTATTAAAAGAGAATTTGAGAAAGAAGGATATAAGTTACTATCTAAAATCTATAAAAATAGCCAAACTAAACTTAGATATGAGTGTCCCAAAGGGCATAAACACAGTATGGTGTGGGGGCATTGGCAACAAAACAGACGTTGTCCTTCTTGTAAAGTGGTGAATATGTCTGGCAAAAACCACCCAAACTGGAAAGGTGGTATTTCCTGTGAACCCTACTGTCACGAATGGTCTTTCAAAGAATTCAAAGATTACATAAAAGAAAGAGACGGTAACAAATGTTTAAATCCAGATTGTTTTGGAAATATATATAGATTGTGTGTACACCACATTGATTACAACAAAAAGAATTGTGGGCCGGAGAATTTAATAACTTTATGCACATCTTGCAATTCGCGCGCAAATAAAGATAGAGAATGGCACACGGCTTGGTATCAAGCAATTCTATATAGGAGAACTAATACTCATAAAGGAGAATGAACAATGGCTGAAAGCTATTTAGAGGATAAGTCGAAGTATCGAGCTAATATATGGGCTACTACATGGTCTGGTAATCAGCCAACAGTGGAAGAAAAAATTGGCCGACCAGATTATGTAAAAGTAAAAGCTGCTGCTGAATATACTACAGAATACGGAGGTACTGTGTCTGGTACAGCAGGGGCAGTATTAATATAAGGAGACTTACATGGATGATAATACAATAAAAAAGGTTACAGCCACATTAAGAAAGGAATATCCTGATGTGGGTATAAGAAATATAGAAGTGAATGAGAAAACCGGACAATCTACTTTCTATTTAGATCCAACGAAAAAATCATTAGCATTTCTTGAACAGGGTGCTGTTGTTCCAAGACATTTTAGAGAAAAAGCAGCTACTATTACAAGAGATGCGGTGGATAGGACTTTTCTTGATTTGGCTAAGAGAGATCCATATGATGAATCACCACAAGAGTTGTTTAGAAGAGCAGATAGGTATTATTATACAGATCCATTAGTTGGAACTGTAGTAAATATATTAGCTTCTTTAGCAACAAAAGGTTTTGAGAATGATATAGATGATGAAAATATAAAACAATTTTTTGACACTTGGTGTTTTGATGTAAACATGGCTGAAATGTTGGAGTGGCTTTATTTAGATTTTTTCAAAATTGGCCATGTTGTTACATATAAAGTGTTAGCAAAATACGAACCTAGAGTATCCCACCTATCACCCGTTCCAGGGCAGAAAATGAAAAAACCTACAAAAAAATCTAAAGCTACTGGAGAAATGTTAAAGAAAGAAGCTGAAAAAGCGGCTAAAAAGAATATATGGTCAAAAGGCCATTTACCAGTATCTTATACTATTTTAAATCCTCAACTGGTTAATGTTGTAGGTAACTTATTGTTTGATAAAGTTGCTGTTGCATTAAGACCCCCGCCCGAATTAACTGCTATGCTACAAAAAGCTACTGGAGAGTTAACAGAAGAAGAAAAACTTTTGATAAAAGCTCTGCCTAGTGATTTGAAGCAAGCAGCTAAATCAGGCCAGGAATATAAGCTTGATCCTAGATTGGTTGGTACAATAACTTATAGAAAAATGCCTTACGAAAGGTATGCAAAACCAAGAGCTACTAGGGTATTTGACACAATAGAGTATAAGAAATCTCTTAAAGAAGCGGATTTAAGTACATTGGATGGTATTTCTAATTATATTCTAAAGGTAACCATAGGTTCAGATGAATATCCAGTTACTACTCAAGGGGAATTAGAGGCTGTAGCTCAATTGTTTAACACTTCAAGCAAATCTTTCGATGTTGTGTGGAATCATACTTTACAAATTGAAAAGGTAGTATCACCTGAAATTGAGGCTATATTAGGCCAAGAAAAATATCAACAAGTCAATGAAGACTTAACTGGTGGTTTGGCTATGTCTAGAGCTTTGATAGATGGTATATCTGATTTAAATGTGGCTGAAGCTGGTTTAGTGGTTAAAGGTCTGATGGAAGAAATAAATTATGCTCGTAGACAAGTCACACGTTGGATATATAATGAATATAGACAGATTGCTGAAGCTGCGGGTTTTGATCGTTTTCCTAAAATTAGGTGGGATGAGGGAATATTACAGGATGTTATATTATACATGAATACAATATCACAACTTGTAGATCGTAGAATGTTGAGTTATCGCACTGCTCATGAGGCTCTTGGTTTTGACTACCCTACAGAGCTTATGAACATGAAAGAAGAATTTCCATTAGTGGATGATGGCACATTTGGTATTTTAGGTTCTCCTTGGCAACAAGCTAAAATGGGGCCTGCCGTACAGCCTACTCAACGAGCGCCTATAGGGACACCATCATCAGGAAGACCTAAAGGTCAGCCTGCTAAAAAACGGACAGTTGACACAAAACCAAAACCTAAAACAGCTAAGCCAAAAACGGTTGCCGAGATTGCTAAAGAAATGACTGATGAACAGTTTATAGAATTTAAGCGTCAATTAGAATTGGCAAGATTGCAAGAATAAACTAACCGTTAATATAATAAGGAGGTTATTACTTATGGCAAGACGTAAACAAAGTTATCGTAGAGGCAAAGAAAGAAAAAAAAGGACTTAATAAGGAGGATTTGACGTGGAGAAATATAAACCTGTATACTTAAGAGCCAAAATAGAATTGCATGATGAAACAGTAGAGCTTAAAGAAGCGGCTTCTGTTATAGCGTTGCCAAAAGAAGGAGAAAAACAGATAGATCTACAGTATTTTTCTGCTATATTTGTTTCTTCTGGGGCCAACTTAAATCATGCTTATTTTCTTCCGTCAGAGTTGGTGAAGGCAGAGGGAACGATTGTTAATAAGGCTATGGATTTGGAACACAGTGAAGATGAAATAGTTGGACATATTTATGATCGTGTATTTACGGATAAGGATAGTAATAGAGTGAAACTTGAAGATCTTGCGTCTATGGAAATGGGAAGTTTGGATGCGCAAGAAGTTCATATAGCTATTGCTGGTATTGTGTATAAAAATAGATTTCCAGATTTAGCTAGAGAGGTTGCAGCAGGAAAATGGTCTGTAAGTATGGAAGCTTATTTTAGAAATTATGATGTAAAAATAGGTGAATTGATTTTGAGCAAGCCGGAAGCAGAAGCTTTAGGATTAGCACATGATGATAATTCTGTATATGGAAAGATTGCTAAGGTCCTTAAAAATACTAAAGAAATTGCTACTGGTAAAATAGACAGGGTTTTAAGGGACATTACATTTTCTGGTTGTGGTTTTGTCAAGAAGCCAGCCAATCCACCATCAATTGTTTTGGAGACAGCCAATGAAAAAGATAATAAGGTTGACACAGATGATGTAATTATTTTGGATTACGACAAATTAGAAGAGGAGAATGAAGAAATGGCTGATATTAATGTAACCTCTGATAATACAGATACACTTAATTCTGAAGAGAGTGAGTTACAATATAATGATACAGTAGGTATTTGTGTCAATTATAAAAAAGAAGTGTATGATAATACATTTAAAGATGAATCGAGTAAGGTCATACATACAGACTGGTGTACGTTGTATGAAAAAAGCTGTACCTCTTTTTCTAGGGATACCACTGATCCGAAATGCCTAAGAAATCAAATTAGTGTGGCTGCTGCGGAATGTGCACAGGATTATATGAAACAAAGAGCTAGTACTGATAGACGGAGAGAGAAGTTAGACAGATTAAAAAAGTTGCTTTAACAGCTGGTTGACACGAGCCAGTGAAAATAATAATCGTAAAAGGAGGAATTAATTATGCCACAATTAGGGCAAGCACAAGTAGGGTTTTTAAGAAGTACCCCAAAACTTACTAGGATTAATGGCGACGATAATCTTAAGGTTATCTGGAGAAACATGGGTAACAACCATGCCCATCCTTTTGTTTGGGGCCAAGAATTTACAGTAGCATCTGGTGTTACAGCTATGACATTAGTAAGTGGTGTTAAATTCCATGGAATGGATTTAGCTACGTATGCTAATGTTCAAGTAACTCCTGCGTATAACGCTGGTAGTTTTTACGTTAGTAAGAATACTACTACTAATGTAATTTCACTTACAGTAGCTAATGCTGGTGCTAACGATGGTTCATCACGCGTTGATGTGAAATTCATGTTGGGCGCATCTGATCCAGTTATTGAAGGTATTTATTGTAGTACTTGGAGCTCAAGTAATATAAGAGCAAATTATCCTTAAGATTTAACAAATAAGATTTAACAAGTAATTAAGTTTCAGGAAAAGGAATTAAATAAAAAAGTACTTAATAAGAGTACTCAGGTTGGTAATATTTCTTTATATGGAAAAGAACATATAGGAGGTATTTTTGATGGATGACAAATTAAGGAAAGATGTTGAAGCTGTAGTGGCTAAAATATTTTCTGAGAAAGAAGAAGTCGAAATTCGGAGACAAACTGAAGATGCTTTAAGCAGATCAGCTACTACAATTGAAGAATTAACATCTGCTCTTGAAGCAAAGAACAGTGAAGTTGAAGATTTCGAAGAGAAGCTTACTGAATCTGAAGACAAGGCTAACAATCTACAGACTGAGCTTGAGGCGGCTCAAGAAAAGATTGAAGAAGCTAACCAAAAGTTGGAAGAGTCGGAGAAAGCTTTGGAAGAAATTAAGAAAGATAGAGCTGCTGAACTCAGAATGCGTGAGCTTGAAGAAGCTGGTATTGTGTCTGATAAAGAAGCCCAATCTACTAAAGTCAGAGAGATGTCTGATGATGAATTTGCGTCTTATAAAGATGAGTTGGTGTCAATTAGGGAAGCTGTGATTGCGGAACTTTCAAAAGCCAAAGATGGTGAAACTGATGAAGAAAAGGCTGCGAGAGAGAAACAAGAACAAGAAGATGCCGCTGCTGCTGAAGCTGAAGATGCTGAAGCTGAAGATGCAGAAGAAGATGGCTCTGACACCCCGCCTGCTAACATAGACCCAGGCCAGGCTATCCAGGCAGCACTTAACATGGAAATTTTCCCTGATAAGGACCTGGTTGCGAAATATAATGAAATGGGTAAAGCAATGGCGAGTTTAATGACTAATCAAGAAGAAAAGAGTAATTAAGGAGGAGAGAGGATATGTTTATACCTAGACATCCTGTTGTAGAAAATCAATTCTGCAGTTATGCGGCTCAGACTGCTGACGCTACTGGTGTTGGCGGAGTACTGTGTTATGCTGGTGCAGTGTTGTATTTGGATAATAGTGCTACTAATCAAGAGGCAATCGTGAAGGCGTATGGTTCTCATACTAATGAACCAACTGATGCAGAAGAAAGAATTGCTTTTGGGTTTTCTATGCAAAAAGTTAAGTCGGGATACCACCAGGTACACCCGGCTGGATTCATGATGCCCGGCGACCTGGGTTCAAGCGATGTTATTGCTCAGCCTTCGTATAGTGCTGGTAGTATTAATGGTACTAAAGAAGCACCTCTCGGTGTTGCTCACTTAGGTATTTGGGACACTGTACATTATACCAGTGAATTTACTGGCAGTAAATCAGGTGGTACAGCAGTTTGTGCAGCCATTAATCCTGGCGACAACTTTCGTGTTGCTGCCACTATGGATTCTATGATTACCAACAGCGGAAGTCCTGCTGGTGATGATACTGTTGATGGTCAATATTTACCTAATGTTACCCCTACAGCTGTAGCACGTGCTGTTAAAGGCGTTAGTGCTGCTAAATGTAGTGCCAATGTGAATAATACTACACTTTATCCAATTAGAATTAAACTTTTGATATAAATACGGATTAAAGCACGAATAGTGCTTCCGAAACTAATAATATAGGAGGAGTTGTTATTATGGATAGACAAGAAATGATGGAGCTTTTCAGGGCAACTGCTGAAATTCAGACACCTGAAGGGCTTGCAGCTTATAGAGCTTTTGCAGCTGCATTGACAACTCCGATCCTGCAGAAACTTGAATTGGAATCGATTATGCGAAAACTTTTCGCGGTGGAACGGCTTGGTCCGGGTAAAATTTTGTGCCCCGTATAAATAGTGATATTTATATGAGAACCTTTCTATTTGCTAAGAACCCCTAAAGCCTACTTTACTAATATGGTAAAAATAAGGAGGATTACAATGGGCAATTACGCAGGGAACTTTAACATTGAAGACATTGATTGGTTATCGGGTCTTATAGATTCAGATGGTAGTATTAATTTGAGCAAAAATAAGACTAAAAGAAATGTGTCCTTACAACCTAAAGTAACTATATATAGCGCCAATGATGATATAGTAACACATACACATATAGTGTTGAGTGAGTTCAATATAAATCATCATATTTATGTTAGTGATAGAACACGAATAGAGGGTGGTAGTAGAAACTTTAGAAAATTATCTACCCAGATTTCTGTTAGAAGATTGGGTAAAGTAATTAGTTTGGCTGACATAATTCTTAATAGTTTAGTTGGTAAAAGAAACCAACTTATAACACTTTCTGAGTTTTGTAGATACAGACTTGATAAAATAATTAATGAAGGTAAAAAAAGCAGTTATGACGCTTATTCTTTAAGATTTACTAGTATCGTAAATAACTTCAATGTTCAATGTAATTTAATAGACTACGGATTTAGAAATAATTCTTTATACTGGCTTGCTGGTTTAGCCGATGGTGATGGTTGTTTTGCTATAAAAAGAATAAAGCGTAGAAATGGTAATTTTAGATACAAACCGTATATATCATTTACTACTACTAATAAATGCATACTGAATAATGTTGTTGAAACATTAAAAATGTATAATATTAAATATAGCATTAGAGAACGACCAAAAGGCAGAAAGCACGGTAGAAACAGGCGTTTTGTTATTAATGAGATTGAGATTGAAAATTTGGACGCGTGTTATAAACTAGTTGAGTTTTTAAAGAATAAAGTGAGAGGTAAAACATTTGAATGTGAATTGTTACACTCTTTTTGTAAATCGCGTATTGGTAAAAACACAAGACCATATTCTGAAGAATCTATTGAATTATACGAACTTATGAAAAAAGAAAAAGTTAAATACAATGTTAAAGACACCTCAACGACTAAACGAGAGGAATCTTCTAACGAAGATTAAGACATAGTCTGAACTCACAGGAAATCTGTGAGAGGGGTTTTCGCAAACCCCCGCCTGTAATAATTTTACAGGTCATACAAGTAACAGAATGGCACAAGCGGTTTACCCTATCGCAGAAGATTTTGAAATTCCGGTTTGGGTATTACCTGGGCTGAGTTATGTAGCTCAGAATTTCATCGAGGGTATCGGAGAAGAAGTATATGTTCCGACATTCACGATTGATGCATCTGCGGATTGGAAAATTACTTATGCAAGAGATTCTCGTGTGGATATTCCACAGAGAGCTGCGGCAAGGGCTGCCAAAGATCTCGCTAATTATGAAGAAGAGTGTGGTTGGCGGGTTATTATGCCTGCGGCAACTTCAGCATTTTCAGGTAAAGGTCTTTTAGGGTCAAGGCCCGCCCCAATTTACGAGATTAATCCTGCTTCCACTGGAGCCGGTTATCTATCTAAAGAACTTATTAACAAAATGATTGTTGGGTTCAAGAGAACTGGTAGAACACTCGGCGATCTGTATGTATCTCCAGAAGATGCTGCAGATATTCGTGAGTGGACAGATACAGATATTGATCCTGTAACTAGACGTGAGATTTTTCAAGCAGCGGGTATGGGAAGCATCTGGAATGTTAGACTCCATGAAATACAGCATTTAGGTGCTACTGGTATGTACAACATTAACGGTAGTACATCTAGTTATGGTAAGTTCTTAGCAGATGGTGTAGATACCTATAATAATTATACTCTTGATAATCCTAATGTAACTGCTGCTGACGGTACAGTCAGCACATTAGGTGAAACTCAGATTCTGGGATTTGATCTTAGTGTTAATGATTCTCTTGTAATGCCTATCCGTAAGGACTATGAAGCTCATGATGATCCAACTCTGTTGAGAATGCAGAAACAAGGTTTCTTTGGTTGGGCTGAGATAGGCTTTGCTTGTTTAGACAGTAGAATGCTGGGAATGGGAGTTATTGACAGAAGTCTGTAAAATATAAACATCTCACATTACTGCTGTTGTGTGGTAATGTGAGATGAGACTTTTATGGTGTGAAAATGTTGAGAGTATTGATAGTTATTGGCCTTATCTTGTTTGCAGTTATACTTACCGAAGCAATAACACAGATTATAACCAAATCTAAATTATTTAGACCAATTAGGAAGTTTTTTTTCGTAAAGGGAACGAAGAGCAGATTTTGTAAATACATACATGATTTACTTGACTGCGGTTATTGTACTTCGGTGTGGATAGGGTGGTTTATAGCTATTTGTATGTTAGTTATAAATAATGTAATGCTTAATGTTTTTTTTGCAGGCATTGTTTTACACAGATTATCTAATATACTGCATTATTTAATTGATAGACTTGATAGGAATGCACTTTAGGACAAGGGGATTGAAATAGTAAAGAAAAGGAGAAGATAAATGAATGGACATCTTATTAATAAAGGGTCTATGTGGCTTCATGCTATGAAGAGAGCCGTTAGCCCCGGCCAAAAGATCCCACTTGATGAATTGTACGACCAATATGGCCCGAAACATGAGTTGGAAAAGGGGCAAGAATTTATAGAGTGGTTGAAAAATGTTAAGTTGCGAGGCAACGATAATTGGCATATTGTAATGGCCGAGGAAGCTGAAAAAGCGGAAGCTATAGAAGTACAGGAAGAAACACCTGCACAAATTGAGGAAAGGCGAATAGATATAACAAAGATAAATCCCAAGAATATGGGTATAGAGGAAGTTGTTAATTTATCTGTTAGACAAGCGAGAGAGGTTATACCAGATGTTGTAGATGTTAAGCTTTTGAAGTATTCCTTGTCAGAAGCTACACCTAGATCTGGTAAAGACAGCCTTTGTCGTATTCTAAAAAAAAGAATTATGGAATTGGAAACACAAAGGAGGTAAACTTTGAATGTGCCTCCTATGATTTACGAAAGTTAATTTTCTAAAAAACAATTTAGGAGGAGACTTGTTATGGCTAGAAGTTTACTAAGACAATTAGAACAGATTAGACGTTCAGCAACTTACGATGACGCTGTTGCTGGTGTTAACACGTCTGCTGTCGCTGAGCCTACAGTGTCTGGTTCTCTTGAAGAGGATATGAATGTAATCAGAACCCTTATTCATGATTTAAAGGGTGGTAGTGGTTCTTGGAATTGGTATGATGCTTTAGAGACATATACCGATCCATCTAATACTGTGGCTGATAAATCTGCTACACTTTATAATTTTTCTGGAAACACACTTGATGCTAATACTATTATATTAGCCGTTACTGATGACGGTGTTGCTGGAGCGGGTTATACTGTTTCTGGTACTAGCACAGGTTTATTGAGAACTATTACTACTGGTTATGCGGATACTACGGATACGCGTGGTTTACCTATTTTCTTAAGTGTCACAAATAGTGGTACTTACTATGATGAAGGTGGGAATGATAACGTATGCCGTATCGATGTTCTTGATGTAACTCAAGATGCTGAAATGCAAGATGGTAGTGGAAACATTATATATGCTAAATTTTATGATGGTGCTGATTACGCTGGTTCCGGTGATGGAACTGACGTATATGTGAAATTTTTTGCTAACGATGTTGAAACTGATTTGAGCACAGTAGATCCTGCACCTACAGCGGTTAAGTTTGTATATCCTCAACGTAAGATATTATCAGAGATGCAAGAATGGGAATGGTTAAGAACTGACTTCGTAAGCTCTTGGGAAGGCGATGTTGAGCTTGTAGAAGATATTTCTAACTTATGGTCATTTACTGGCGCTTCTGATGGTGACAGCGATGCTGGTCCATGGACCAATACTGGTTCTTATTATCTATTAGATGGTGATCCTAGTGATTTGAAAACTGCTATAGATGATATAAATGATGGTGTTGGCGACAGAAGTTATACGGAAGATAACTATCTTACTGATGGAGAAACAATCACCACTTCTCTAGATGCCTTGGATCAAGCTATTAAAGACAATGCTGATGCTATTACCTCTTCTGCTGGAGATAAGTATGTAGAGTCTGTTGCTGCTCCGATTACAGTTAATACTTTACATACACTACCTGCTGCTATCACAGCTGGTGGTGGTTATACACCTAATTCTACCCCAGGCCAAGAAGGTAAAAATATGGATGTTTATATAGATGGTCAATTACTTGCTGCGGATACTGGTGCTAATGGAGCTAATGCAGATAGAGATTACGGAGAAACTACTGCTTCTGGTATCACATTTAGATTTAATGTTCAGATAGGTAGGAATATAACTTACGTAGTTCGAACTTAATATAAAATAAGGGGAGTATATAAGCTATGGCTACTAATTATATGTATTTAGACATTGCTACGTCAATGCCAGCTTCAGGCCTTATTAGTGTGCAAAACTCTGATGATGCAGATTGGTATGCTCATGGTGAGGCAGTTAATGTTGGTTTATCTGCCCCCGATGACCTTACTTATACGGAATATAAGTTATGGGGCTACGCTGATTTTCCTACTGAAGGATCTGCTTCTTGGAATGTATTACCGGCTAGTGGAACTGTAAGTATTGATTTGGATACTACCGAAAGTGATATTCAATATTTGTATGCTAGATTTAGAGATGCTAGTCAAGTAGAATCTGGGGTCATTACAGCTAGTGGTATTAAATTTAGTTGGACAGCGCCTACAAAACAAGAATCTTTGTCATGGGTTGCCCTTAATGACGGTAATGATGAAACTAATACTTTAAGAGATTCTACTAATGATATAGATTTAACGTTTGCTAAAGCAAATGTTAAGCAGCTCAGATTTCATGATAGGGATTTCACTGGTATCCAGATGACAGGTAATACTTTAACTGCGGTATCTGGAAGTCAGATTTGGAAACTCATTGAATATGATGATACTGGATTTGTGTCAGTTGAAAAAACTTTTACAACAACTGCTAAACCGTTTATTACAATGTTGGTTGATGGTGAATACACATCTTTAACACAATATGATGGTACTGCCAAAACTGAACTTTCGGTTGAGGATGCAGGTAGATTAGATAATTTTGTTTGGACTGAAGGCACAAAGAAGTTAACCTTCGATGTTACTAAATTTTCTACCTATGGATTTGCAACTTTAAATAAAATAGAGTTTACAAATGACTCTATTACAGCTGGATATAACGGAAGCGCTATTACGTTGAAAGTTTTAGTCACTGATACTAATGGTGAGGGTGTAGAATCTGCTCCCGTAACTTTTTCTGGAATTGCTGGCGATAATATAGGTAATTTTAGTGCTAATCCGGTGAATACTGATGCTAATGGTTATGCTACTGCTACGCTTAATTTGACAAGTATTGGTGTTGCGACTTATGAAGCGACAGTGGATAGCCTTGCCACTAGTCCTGATCAAATTACTACGTGTTATGCTACACCACCTAGTTTGCAAAGAAGTTTGTTAACTCAATATGAACAAATTAGGAGATCGGCAACATATGATGACACTGTTTCTGGAACTACTACACAGGCAGTGGCCGAACCTAGTGGTTCTACTGATGATGCTAGTGCTGATGATGTTTTAGAGCATGATATGAATGTAATTAGAACTATTTTACATGATTTAAAAGGAGGGACTGGCACGTGGAATTGGTACGATGCTTTACAAACATATACTGATCCGTCTGATACTGGTACGGATAAAGAAGGTACTCTTTATAATTTCTCAGGTAATACTTTAGATGCAAAAACTATTATTAATGCTGTAGAGGCCACTAATTCAGGTGTTGGTTTTGATATTTCGACTACTGATACTGGTTTTCTATATAATACTAATGTAGGATATGCAAATACTACAGATACACGTGGGTTGTGTATTTTTTCAAGCACTACTAATAATGGTAGTTATTATGATGAGGGAGGTACCGATAACGTATGTGTTATTGACTTAATCAATACTGATACTGGAGCAGAGTTTACTGCTTCAGGTACTTCTAATATTATATATGCTAAATTTTATGATGGTGCTGATTTTGGTGGTACCGGAGATAATTATGATGTATATGTAAGATTTTATGTGAATGATGCTCCTTATACATGGACAGCCTCTGATCCTGCAAACATTACGATGGTTTTTCCACGCAGAAGGCTTTTAAGTGAAGTGGAAGAATGGGAATGGATGAGGACAGATTTCGTTAGTCGTTGGGAAGGTGATGCGGAATTAGTAGATGATATGGTTAACCTGTGGGCTTTTACTGGCGGCGGCGATGATGTTGTTGGACCAAGTTGGAGTAATACTGGAAATTATTGGATGGTTGAGTCCACTGATAATTTGAAGCAGGCTTTAGATAATATTAATGATAAGATTGGTAACAGGACTTATACAGAAGATAATTATATTACTGATGGAGAAACAATCACCTCTTCTCTAGATGCTTTGGATCAAGCTATTAAAGACAATAATGATGCTATTTCCAGCACATCTGGTGACAAATATTTAGAAGCTTTGTCGTCAGATCTTTCTGCTGGAGTCGAACACCCATTACCAGGTAGTGCCACCTATACACCAGTGTCTGCTGGCGGTAAAGAAGGTCAAAATATGGATGTATACCATAATGGTCAACTTTTAGCTGCTAGCACAGGATCTGCTGGTGTTAATGCGGATAGAGATTACGCTGAAACTAGTACATCAGGAATAACATTTCATATGGACCTGTACCAAGATGACAATATTACGTATGTGATAAGGACTTAAGGAGGAAATTATGACAATTTATACACCGCCAGCGGGCGATGCTGTTAATTTTACTTTTGAAGGAAGTTATGTAGCCCCAACTGGGCAAAATGTAAATTTCCTGTTTGGTATAGTCTCTGAATTGGTACAGGATGCGTCTCTTGAAACTGTTTATACTGCAGATGGTTTTGATTCGGTAGTTGTAAGATGGACTAGCAATATAGATGGTAATTATAGAATTGAAATGGGTGGAACTGGAGTTTATACGGGTGATTTGATGTTCACAGGATATGTTATTGCTGACGTTGAATTTGAACACATTATTACTGCTGCTATGATTACTTCAGCGTCAAGTTATACTGGTCCTGGTACTTATAGATTTAATATGTATGTTCAAAGTAGTGACGGAATTTGGAATCCATACGTCGTTACTTAATTAAAATATATAGCTACAAGGCTTCCAGGGGTATGCGTACTAACGTATACCCCTGGATTTAATACAATTAATTTGAGGAGGAAAAGGTAGATGTTAGAGGATAGAGCACAGCGCAATAAATTACGGCATACTATAATGAATGCCGAACAAAGGAAAGTAATAAGTAAGGAAGAAGTTGGTTTTATAGTTGCTTTAGTAGAAAGGTTCAGAGTTGATATTGAAAAGAAAACTAAACAACTTAACGTACTACAAGGAGAAATAGCACAACTTAAGCTTAATGAAAAAATTATAATGGATTTAGTCAGCAATATGATTGCTGCTGCTGAAAGAGACGTTGCAAGACGTGAAACGATGGCTAAGTTAAAGGATGCTAGAGAAGAAGAAGCTAGGTTCAAACAAGAACAAGCAGATTTGGAAGCATTAAGAACTCCAGATGAGCAAGAGGATACGGTACAGGACAACGAAGACGATTCCTAGCGATAATATCACAAACTAAGGACGGGTTGATATGGCTAAGAATTACACTGTAAACACAGCGACGGTGTGGATGAAAAAGTCGACCCCGGAGCTGTTTGTGTAATTCTTGGCCTTTTTTTATGCCTAAAAACAGGGGTTTGAATAGAAATGATTGTTTTAAAAAAACGCAGAACAATACAAGATTCAGTTATAACTACTAGGGGAAAATGTGTAGGTATTGCTGAAACATTGAGCGGCACTTTAGACAACTCTAATAAAGTGTTTTATACTCCTAATGATTATTTATCTGGTAGTATAACGGTAATGTGGAACGGTCAATCTTTACACAGTCCTTATGATTTTATTGAGTCTGGGCCTAATGAAATAACTTTTACAGAAATAGCCCCTTACCCAGGTGATAAATTAAGAGCTAATTATGAGTATGATACTTGTGTTGATGCAGATGAAAAAGGAAGAACATCGCTTGCTAATGGAATTTCAAGTAAGTATGTTACTTTTGCTAATCCATTTCCAAATACAAATTATGTTGTAAATTATGATATAAGTAATGTAATAGACACGGAACCATCTATATATCCTTCTATTATTAGTTTTAAGGCTACTACTGGTTTCATTATTGAGTTTTCGGGCACTATAGATTCAAATAATTATTATTTGGAATGGACGGCTACGAGTTTGTAGTAAAGGAGAAGGATTTTGTCAGATAATGAAGTATTAGAATATGTATTAGAGTTGCTTGAGAGAATGTCTGAGAGTTATCTTCTCAAGACTGACCCAGTATTAGAAGGGGCTCTACGGGTAGGTAGTTATAGTATAGTATATAACACTAAACCCAAACAAGATGTTTTACACGGTTATGTTATTGGCTGGAGCGGTGAAACTTCATTCATGAAAGTAGTGGATAATGATACTGGGTTTGGTTGTCCATTATACATGAATAAAAAAGGAAGATGGGCTCAATGTTCAGCAGAAAGAGGCACTGTAAAAATGCCCTGTATGGCATTGGCCTTAGAAGAGGATACGGGTACCAAAGAAATCTTATGGAAAGGGATTGTTAGGAGAGGTTCATGGGCATGGACACCTGGAGACATAATATATGTTTCCACTATTGAAGGCGCTTTAACAAAGGTTAAACCTGTAGAAGGTTCTTGGGTTCAACCTGTTGGTATGGCAATCTCTAAAGATGTCATAAGATTTGATCCTGGATTTTATATAGGAGACGTAAATTTATAAAAAGGAGAAATAATTAAAATGGCTAAATTTAAGGGTAAAGAATTATTTCTTGCAGATGGCCAGAGGATTATTTTTGGTACTGATCTTGATTCTCATATATGGTGGGATGATGTAGCTCAGGAGCTAAGATTAGATACTACTATTAGTGGTGTTGACCCTGTTCAAGATTATCAATTAACTACTAAATGGTATGTAGATGATGAGATTGACACCTTAAGCGGTACTATTCCCTATGAGCACGATCAACTTATAGGATTAGAAGATGATGACCATTTACAGTATGTTCCTAGAACAGGTGTAAGGGGTTTTACTGCTACTGTTTCTGGTGTCACACCCACAGAGCCTTACCATTTAACTACAAAACAATATGTTGATAGCCAGGTTTCAGTTTTAGATTGGCAAGATTCTGTTTTAGATATAATTAATGACCCACCAGGCGGTCCTTCCATAGGAGACAGATATCTTATTTCTGCTACAGCAAGTGGTACTTGGGCAGGTGAAGAAGATAATATTGCTGAATGGAATGGTACATCATGGGATATTATAGAATCTAACGAGGGTTTTGCTACTTGGGTAGAGGATGAAGATGTTGTTTATGTTTTTAATGGCACTGATTGGGTAAGACTTGGTACTATAGTGGATCATGGTAATCTTACTGGTTTAGATGACGATGATCATTTACAGTATGTACCTACTAATGCAGATAGGGGTTTTACTGCTACTGTTTCTGGTATTGATCCTACATTAGACTACCATCTTGCTACTAAATGGTATGTTGATCAAGGAAGTATAAGTAAAAAAGGCAGACAAGCAATTGCTAACGGTGCTTCTTTTGTGTCTGTTTCTTTTGCTGATATAGGGCACACTAATTATACAGTGAATGCTACTATGGCTAATACTACAGATTCACCTCCATCTATTTATGCATATATAGTTTCTGCTACAACTACCAGTGGTTTTGATGTAACCTTTATGGGTGACATGGATAGCGCTAATTATGTACTGCATTGGAGTTTGTTAGAAGATTAAAATATGATGGAGATTTTAAATGGATAAGAGAATAGATTTAGTGGGGCATAGTTTCGGCAGATTAGAAGTTATTAGATACGCAGGTAGTAAATAGGGCAAGAAAACTAATATACACGCTCAATTGTATCAGTTTTTAATGGGGGTATAAAAATCGCAAAATTTTCCGGTAAAGGTATAGAATTCAAAGATTATCAGAAAGCCATATTTGGTACTAATGATGATGCTGAACTATATTGGGATGACAGTAGAGATGAAATGACTATCACTACTGTTATTAGCGGTGTAGATCCTACAGAGCCAGGCCATCTTATAACAAAACGTTATTTAGATACTAAAGGTCTTATTGACACACTTATAGGGTTGATTGACACACCCAATAACTATGAGGTTGGTTCACTTTTGCAGTCTACTTATTCAGGAACTGAATGGGCTACTGTGAGTGGGTTAATAAATGCAACAGAAACTTATTTTGAAGCAATTGATTCTACTGGCGGTCAAACCGTAAATACTACAGCTTCGACAGTGAATATTGATCAAATTAGGTTTAATTCTGATAATAAAACTGGTGCTAATAATTTTTCTCTGGCATCTGATGAAATTACTATAAATTCTACAGAGTATTTATTTTGTAGTTATAAAGTAGTAGGTAGTTTGGATTCAGGTGTAAGGGATACCCTTAAATGTTGGCTTGAAGAGTATAATGGGTCTGTGTGGACTACTATAACAGGTTCATATTCTTATGGTTATACTAGGTCTGATGATGAATATAGTACGGCCGCCACTAACCCGTTTATACTTGATGTAATTTCTGGATATAAGTATAGGTTAAGGTGCCAAACTGTATCAAATCCTTCTACACTTATACAATATGGTTCCAGTATAACCTTTTTTAGTTTTAAAGGGCCAAGAGGTATTAAAGGTGAGCAGGGAGATCAGGGTATTCAAGGAGAAACAGGTCCTCAGGGTGAGCAGGGCGTTCAAGGTGTGCAAGGACCTCCAGGCTCTGGTTCCACTATAAACGTATATAAAGAGGGTGTTACTGTTAGTGGTTCTCCATTTGAGGTTATTGATTTTCATGGGTTTAATTATGTTGAAAACACTTCAAGTGGAATAGTAACTATAAGTGGGGCGGACACATTTATAGAGTTAATAGATACACCGGAATCCTACGATGTTGTAGATTACACAGATCCAAAATATGTGAGGATAAAAGAAGATGGCTCCGGCCTAGAGTTTGCTCCCGCTATTGTTGGTACCACTTCTACTGGTACCACCCCGCCCACTGATTCTAACTTATGGTATAATGCTAATTATAATGAATTTTTCTATTATGATCCTGATAGAGATGAATGGTTAAGCCTTACAGTTCATAATTATTTATTTACATATCAAGGTGTTATTGATGGTCTTTATATGTCTATAGGTGATTTAAGACATATGTATGCACATTATTTAATTCCTAGACCTGCCACTATTACAGCAATAATTTCAGCAGCAGAAGAGGTATTTTGTAGCGATAAACTATTTAGAATTAGAAATGATACTACTGATTTATTTACTTTTAATCATACTGATTGGGAATATGTAAATATGAGAGCTAATATACCTGTGGATATAGGCACTAGATTGAAAATGTATGTTGATAATGTTGATACTAAAATAAGAAATCCATTTACTACGTTAGAAGTAAGATGGAGGTATGAAGAATAAATGGCAAAGAATGTTTATGTAAAAAATATTACATCTAGTGGAATACAAATACCTGATTTGTCTGGTATATATATAGATGCTTATTCTCAGAGGGATTTAAGAGAATATTTTTCACTCGATGATATAGACTATTCGCTAGATTTAAAGACAGCTATTTCTGGTGGATTATTAGTACTAAATGATGGTACTAAAGATTTAACTATGGAAGAGTCTTTTGATATTTCTAGTGTGCCTACATTTTATGAATTACCAGACCATCTTATTAAGATGGAGGATACACCTGATGATTATGAAGATGGAAGTTATTTAAAATCTACTGTATCTGGAACAGAATGGGCAACTTTAAGCGGTACTCCAGGTATTGTGTCAATTATAAAATATGATTCTAGTGAAGGTGAGTCATCTACTACAAATACAATTTATACACAAAAGCTTAGGTTAACTAGTGGAGTTATTCCGCCGGGGGATTATATTATAAAATGGTATTATGAATGGCAGTATAAACATGGTAGTTTTCAATTTAAGGCAAGAGTTCAAATGGATGATACAACTGATTTAATGGAACATATAGAACAACCTGACAATATTTCCAGTTGGTCCCCTGTGTCTGGTTTTAAGCGAGAAACTTTGATTGCTGGAAATCATTATATAGATTTAGATTATTGTGGTTCTAAAACTGGAGCTGAATCTAAAATAAGACGAGCCCGTTTAGAACTTTGGGGGGTATAAAAATGAGTATTAAGTATACATTTTCAATAAACGATGATACTTTAAATGGTATAGTAGATGCTGGTCGTTTAACTGAAGATATTCAAGTATCTACTATTACTGTGGCGTTAGATTATATTGCCAAAGAAGCCGATGACTGTGATATATGGTTTAAGGCCGCATTGTCTGGTGCTGAACAAACTACTTTAAGCGGTGTAATAGCTGCTCATACAGGCACACCTTTGGTATTGCCTGGAAATGTGAGGTTAGTTGATGAAGACATTGATCAAATTACAGAGGTAGATTCTCAGAATAGATTAAAGGTAGCAATAGATCCAGAACCGCATAATTTATATGGTGGAGATCATATAGGTCAATTAGATGATTCTCAAATACCTTCATATATTATTAGGTACCAAGATCTTGTTACACTATCCGGCACACTTCAAGATTATATAGATAATTTAGATTTTTATACTACCCCAGAAGTTGACACAATAAGTGGTTCTTTACAGGATAATATAGATGGAAAATCTGATTTAGATCATATACATGATGATAGATATTATACTGAAGATGAGATAAATACTATTTCTGGAACACTTCAGGATCAATTAGACGGGTTAACATTAGATCACGGAGGGCTTACTGGTTTAGGTGATGATGATCATACACAATATCACACCGATGCTCGTGGCGATGCGCGGTATTATACTAAAACTTTGTTAGATGGTGGTCAATTAGATGATAGATATTACACGGAGACTGAAGTAGATGATTTATTAGATCATGGTGGATTAACAGGACTGGATGATGACGACCACCCACAATATTTACCTATTGATGGTTCAAGACATGTTACAGGAAATCTAGTTATTGATGGTGATTTAGTTGTTAGTGGTACTGAATTTATAGCTAATACAGAAATAATGGAAGTAGAAGACAATGTTATAGTTGTAAATAAAGGAGAACTTGGTGCCGGGGTATCAAAAAATCAGGCCGGTATAGAAATTGATAGAGGAACTCTTACAAATGCTTTCTTAGTTTTTGATGAGGTATACGACATATTCACTGCAGGTATATCAGGTTCGCTCCAGGCATTAGCTACTAGAGAATATTCACCTACTAATAATTATATTGCTTATTGGAATGATGCAGAAAAGAGATTTGATACACAAGATGGTGTTAGTATAAATGATATTAATACTTCTGGCGGTATAAAATATATTTCTTTTGGTGATAGTTCTGATGATGATTTGCCTGCTACTACTATGTTAAAAGTAGTTGGCGGCTCTACTTTGGGTTATGTAATGCCTGTCGATGGTAAAATAGAAGAAGTTAGTGTTTTAACAGATTGTATTAATTCTAATAACTATAATATTTTGAAAAACAACGCCGTGGTGTATACTTTAACGCTTTCTTCTGGCATAAAAGGGTATGATACCTCTATGTCTGTCCCATATATTGCTGGGGATATACTAACTGCACAAATGGTAACATATAGTGGGGTATTACTTAGTGATATTGATAATTCTTATATTTCAGATTCTAACACACTCTTCTTGGCGCATTTTGATGGTGATGATGAAGTTTATAGGCATGTTACTAATTCATCTACAACATGTTTCGGGATGCCCGGCCGTCGCCAAGGTGCTGATTTGAATTATGATGGTAAGTTTGATAGGTGTGTTAATTTTAATGGTTCATCTGATTATGTAGAATTTTTACATCATAAGGATTATGATATACAAGATGTTACTGTGGAGTTTTGGTTCAAAGCTGATGATATATATAACACACAGCATTTATTTTCTAAAGACAGTAGTGGGTATGATACAGGGGGTCATCTTACAATTGGATTGGTTTATGATGATATTTATGTTAGATCTCAAAATACTTATACCAGTAAAGAAATTCAATTTGATCCTAATATTACACCAGGGGTTTGGTATCATTTAGCAGTGGTGCTTGGTACAGGTGGTATTAAAGTATTTTTAAATGGTGTACTTAAGTCATCGGATGCTTCGTGGACACAGGGTTTAAATGGTAATAGAGAACCATTTATTTTAGGCGCCGGTTTAACTAGTAATTATGATAGTTATGTTTATTATCATACTTATCATTTTAATGGTAAAATAGATGAACTTCGTATTTCCTCTACAAGAAGATATGAAAGTAATTTTACACCTTCAACCATACCTTTTACTAATGATAATGATACATTGGGGTTGTGGCATTTAGATGAAACAGATGGTAATGTGGTTTATGATTCATCGAGTATTATTCAAAATGCTATGATGCAAACTACTGGGTCTATGTGTACTATAGAAACTGATTATGTTAAGTTTGGAACTAATTCTATTAAAATGAATAATAGTAAAAATGACTGGTTAAGATTGAATCATAATTCATTTTATGAAACTTCGGTTTTAACAGTGGAAGGTTGGATAAGACCTTACTGTGATGATTCTGTAATATTTCAAAAAGGTAACAGTAGTTATACTGAGGGAGCTTTGCAGATATGGTGGAAACTGTATGAACAAAAGATTGAAGTTAAGTATTATGGTGCTTCTTCTTTTAGAACTATAACTACAGCCACCAATAGTTTTAAAACCAACGAATGGCATCATTTTTCTGTAACAATAGATGTTGATTATATAAAGGTTTATGTGGATGGTGTAGAAGCTGGGTATGAAGAATTAACAACAGATTTTCAAAATGTTTGGAATAATAATAAAGATGATATATATATAGCATCAACACATTGTAGAAATTATTATTTTGAAGGTTATTATGATGAAATAAGGATTTCAAATAGTGTTAGACATTATGGTTCTGAATCAGAGTCTGTTAAAGAAATAAATATGTTAATAGGAGTTGAATAATTATGATAATGTTGGCAAAAAATAATACAGTAGAAAATTTATCTATTTATATAGGGCCTAATGGTAAAAAATTAGAAATCCCATTAGATGGTCAGGTTGATTTATTAGAAAACTTTACTAGGTTCGAAATTTCTAAATCTGATATTCCTTATCATATAGATGAAGAAAACTTAATATTAAATGATGGTGAAAAGGATTTAACAAAACTTATTGCCCTTAAATGGGCATGGGATATTCCTATACAAGAGGAGCAACGTGATAGATCAGGTAAATTGCGTGTGCATCAAACTTCTCGTAAATTAGGAACTCGTATTATGTGGATAGGTGTAGGTGATGACCCAGAAGATGTTACTAATGTTGGCGGCGGCGCGGGTTTGTCTTTTGATTATAAAATAGATCAGACAGAACCACTTGTGCAATATGTAGACTTTAACATAGTAGAAAATGAAACATGGCTTCATGAAGGATATTTAACATGGAAGGATGGACATGTTGATCTTCTTACATTAGATATGGTGCCAAGAACAACAGCCATTACTACTTCGTCTGGTACATATTATAATTTATATGGTGGATATATGATTATTCCTGCAGCGGGTGATGGTACAATAGAAATTACATCTGATATAACTACACATTCAGGCGGATTAATTTATATGCCTAATGATGATTTAGATAATCCTTCTACTGCGTTTTGGGATGCTGATTGGAACACCTCTACAAAAAGATATGAAAATATAACAGCAGCTCCTACAGGGAATGGAAGATACAATATGTTTTCTACAGAAGTTGTTTTTGCAAGATTTATTAATAAAATACCACTATTAGAAAGTGGATTTATAGCATTAAATTCATCTGATACTGATCAAATGGGCCATGGGATGAGATTAAAAATGATAGGAGAGACTAATATTACAACATCTCAAGATCATAACTGGTCAGTAGCTTGTATTATGTGTTTACATAGAAAGAGAAGTATATAAATTTAATAAAAAGGGGGTGTAAAATTGAAACATAAATTTTTGTTTATGTCCGATTTACATTTAGGAAGCCCTCTTTTTGAGGATGTTGAAAGAATTATTTCTATTTTAAAAGGGGACTATGATTTAATTTTTATAGTAGGTGATATTATAGATGTTTGGGAAGAAAGTATAGAATATATAGTTAGTAAGTATTCAAGAATAATAGATGTAATAAATAAGTTAGATAATGTGGTTATTATAAAAGGAAATCATGACCCTTCACTTCAAAGTCTAGAAAGTATTTTTCCTGGTAAACAAGTTTTAATGGAGTATGAGTTTTATATTGGAGATGAAGCAGGTATAGTAGTTCATGGAGATGGGTTTGATTCTATGATTACTAAATACTCATGGCTTACCAGAGTATTTTCACCAATACATTGGGTATTAGAAAGGTTTGGTATAAATATAAAAGCATTTTTTAGGGAGTTATTTTATTCTATAGCAAATAAGAGAGATAAAGATTATTATAAGAATTTAGTTTTTGATATCGAGCATAGTTTAGTGGAAAAATATGGGCATAAGTATAAATATATTGTTGTAGGACATACTCATTTGCCCAAAATAGAAGATATAGATGATTGTTTATATATTAATTGTGGGGATTGGATTCATAGTAAGACTTACGTGATTTATAAAAATAATGAGTTTAAATTAATGGGGGTATAAAATGTGGTATAAATTTAAATCAGCATTTACAAGTTGGTTTGGGAATGTTAAAGTGTATAAATATCCGTTTTTTATACTTACTGGTCATACAGCTTACAAGATTAAAGGCGAACATCAACGAGAAATTTTAAATACTATTGAGCCAGGCGATGTATTTTTAAGAAGATATGATCACTATTTAAGTGGTTTAATGATACCTGGATATTTTACTCACGCGGCGATATATGTTGGAGATGATCAAATTATTCATGTTTTAGGAAGTGGTATTTGTAAAGAAGATATTCTTACATTTATGAGATGTGATAATATTGATGTGTTGAGGTCAAAAGACTCAACAATAATTCAGGCTGCTATAAAGAACGCTTGGACGCAATTAGATAAAGATGTAGGATATGATTATGATTTTGATTCTGATTCGCCAGATCTTTTTTATTGTACAGAGTTTGTAGATTTTTGTTTTGGTTATCCTGTAAGAGATTCAATAAGTGATAATTTTATATTACCGGATGATTTTTTAGAGTCAGAAGAATTTTATTCGGTTTGGCCTAAATAGGAGATAATGTGATGGCACGCAGTAGACTAAGAGAAAGTCAGTTTAGAGATGAAGATGTTTTGTCTGAGACAGAATTTGCTGCTTTGATAGCATGGGTTACAGTGACTGGTACTCATACAGTAGTAAGTGGCGGACAAAATATATTTGTAGATACTACTGGAAGTGTTTTTATTATTACTATGTATGATAATCCTGAAGAGGGTCAAAGAACAACCTTTGTAGATAAAGGTGGTTACTGTGGAACTAATGCTGCGACAATTTCGGGCGGTTCAGAAAAACTAAATGGTGAGAATCAATATTTATATTTGAACGAAGATTATGGGTCTTTTACTTTGGTATACGGTGATTCAGACAGTGGATGGATATCTATTCCACTTCCACCATTTATGACGTTAGATCAAGCATAAAGGATTAAATATGAAGATTTGTTGGGACAATTTAGAAGGAGTTTATTTATCTAATAGAGGTAATCTAAGAAAAGGATTACAAACCATTTGGGAAATAGACACATGTGAAGTGTGTAATGAACCATTCTTGTCGCCACATAAAGATGCTAAGTTTTGTACTGGTGAATGTTATGATACTACTAAGTTTGGAAATAATTATAGCAAAGGGATAGTTAAATCTAAACAAACTTTAACAAAATTGTCTAATTCTTTAAAGGGCAGAAAATTGTCTGATGAGCATATAAAGCAAATTGTTCAAAGGCAATCAGGTGAAAAAAGTCATCGTTGGAAAGGCGGGGTTAAAGAAAAAAATATTCCTTTGTATGATACTTATAATGTACAATTAGAGTGGGCTGAGGAAACTAAATGTATAATCGAAAATGGATTGAGAATACTACAGATAAAATGTACTAAATGCGGAAAATGGTTTACACCAACCACTTCTTCAGTTCATAGAAGAATAAGAGTATTGAATAATAAAAAGGGTGGTGGATGTAGATTCTATTGTTCTGATGGTTGTAGAGTTTCCTGTGAGCTTTTTAATCAGAAAAAATATCCAAAAGGATATAAACAAGACAAATACTATACTGATAATGAATACAAAGTATGGAGAGATGAGGTATTTAGAAGAGCCAACTATGAATGTGAATATTGTGGTGAAAATGCGGAGAACGCTCATCACATTAAACCTAAGAAATTAGAACCTTTTTTCGCCTTAGACCCGGATTATGGAATTGCTTGTTGTAAAAAATGTCATAATAAATATGGACATAAAGACGAATGTGCTGCTTATATTTTGTCTAGTGTTGTCTGTGGTAGTGGAGGTTAAAGATGATTCGTGTCAATATAGGCGAATCTTTTATAATTACGGTTGCATTGTGGGATGAAGATACAGGGCTAAATGCTTCAGGCAGAACTGTTTATTATGATGTGAGAGATGTAAATGATACTGCCCTATCTCCACCATTAAATGGTGTTCTACCAGAGTCGACTACGGAGTCTGGTATATATAGGAAATCATTAACCATAAACACGCCAGGCGAATATGTTTGCTACGCTACATCTATTGGTTTTTATTCAAGTACTGAAGAAATAATAGTTAACCCAGAAAATATTTATGATTTAGTGAAACAAAATAGACACTATAATGTTAGTGTCGAAGAAGTGTTGAGAACGAATGCTACAGCTAACGCTTCACAAATAGCAAGGAATGTTGGATTGAATAAAACTGATTATATAATTACAATACTTAAAGGGGACACTGATAGTGATTGGAGTGGCACCACAACAAGTGGTGTGGTGTATGCCCACTACAGAAGTATAACTGATGATCTACCATTTCGTATGGGAGGTGCTTACTAATGGGAATGGATCTTCGTTATACCTCTACTGTTGGATATGATTTCTTTACAGTACCGTGCGTTGAGTCAGGTACGATATGTAGTGGTATAGGTAGTGGCTCCATTCAATTAGAATTTGGTTGGCAACTTGCAGCCATTCCCGTCGAGCACGGCTACTGGAATTCTACAACACATCAACATGTGCACGATGATACTACAGTAGCAAAGTTTGAGAATTATGTATTAGACCAAATAACTGATTTATACGGAGCTGGAGTAGTGGAGGTAGCAAACACATATCTTGGTGATGTACAAGCGTTTTATAGTTATGTTGTAGGATCTACACCGACATCAAGTATTCATAATTGGCAACTTATGTATGATGATGGTGTGCATAGAGAGATATCAGGTTTTTGGATTAAAATAATTGGGGGGTCTGCCCCTTATGTTATCACATGGGGTCAACCATAATGAAAATTTGTTGGGATAATTTGAATAAATTAAAGTATAAAAATGGTAATTGGTATTATCGCCGCCAAAAATATGTTTATATGAATAATTGTAAATGGTGTAATGATTCTTATTTAAGTAGATCTGATAATAAAGGTGAGTTTTGTTCTAAATCTTGTCGTTCTAAACATTTTCAAACTGGAAAAATTCCTTCAGTTGAGACTAGAATTAAAATGAGCGAGTCACAGAAGAAAAGGCATATAGGAGTTGTACAAAGAAATCTACCGTTGTTTGATACTTTCGCACATCAAATTGATTGGGTTGAGGAAGTAAGATATATTTTTGAAGGTGGAATAAAATTATTACAAGTAAAATGTAAAAAATGTAAAAAATGGTTTATGCCTACTAGGGATGCTGTTAAATATAGATCTCGTGCTTTAAATAAAGAAAAACACGGGCAGTGTTATTTATATTGTTCGGATGTGTGTAAGTATAATTGTGAAATATATGGACAATCAAAATATCCAAGAGGTTTTAAAAAATCTCATGAATATACAAATGGTGAATTATATATTTGGAGGAAAGAAGTGTTACAAAGAGTAAATTATGAATGTGAGTATTGTGGTAAAAAAGCTACTGATGCGCATCATATTAAGCCAAAGAAATTAGAACCTTTTTTCGCATTAGATCCAGATTATGGAGTTGCTTGTTGTGAAGAATGCCATTATAAATATGGGCATAAAGATGAATGTTCAACTGGATCTTTAGCTCAGGAGGTATGTGTATAAATGAGTTTGAACAAAACTTTTGACGGGTTCGTAAGTGAAGAAAATGGCACTTTAGCTAATGGTACTGTTAGCTACCAGGGATTTTTCTATAAAGTTAATGGTAGTTCCTCACCATCTACATGGAATAATGTGCGAACCGTTGAAACTGGCGGGTCTGCGGGGTATTATAATATAAATCTTGGAGACGCTGATTGGTTGTCGCAAACTGGTACTGCTGCTGCAGGTGATATAATTGTTATAGTATTTTGGAAAGGTGGAAGTGATAGAACAGCAAATTGTTCTATATTACAAGAGTGGGGCGCATTTGAAATTACAATGACTTCTGCGGATACTTATACAAATCCCACACAAGTGAAATCTAATATAATACCCAATTTAATTTGGACATTAACAGCTAATGGTTGGGTTGGTGTAAGTTATGGAACTACAAACAGTAGTAATGATATTCATAATTGGACCTGGTCCAGTACTACTATGTATCATTGGTACACAAGATACGGTCAGACAATATTCAGTATAAACAAAGTCAATAATAGTGACTATTATTGGGGAGATACCAGCAGTACTTTGGATATCCCAGGTGCAGGTACAGCATCTCATACATGGACTGCTGCTGGTATATATGATGTTGATATTGTAATAGAAGATGAGTGTGGAGCAACAGTGACAGGTACTAAACAAATACAGATTAAATGGAAAGCACCAACAGCTGATATAACCATGACGCCAGCTGTACCTGATCCTAATGAAGTTGTGACATTTGAATGGACAGGAACTGATGTAGATAATACAATAACAACTATAGACTGGGTTATACATGATTCAGGAGGGTACGGTAGTACTGATACTACTACTACTGGATTAGCCAAGTCAGCCACAGTGCCACATACAGATGGTATTGGGACGGATTGGTGCAGCCAGAGCGGTAATTCTGGAGCATTTACAAATCCAGGAGTTCACAATGTTGAAATTGTAATTCATTATTATGATGGTTTTAGTATGCAAACTATTAATTACGACGAGGATTTCAACCAAGGTATATTTACTGGTCCTACTGTAAGTTTCGATCAAGTGCCCGCGCAAGCTACTGTTACAAGTGGTGTAAAATTTGTAAATACTTCAACAAATACAAGTAGAGTAGGATTAGGTTTACCAGATTGTGCTGAATATGATTGGACCTGGACTGATGATGGTGTTACTACAGACTATTTAGATAAAACATATAGTTATGAGTTACAACATATACCAACAAGTCCTAATTGTCAAGTAAAGTTGTGTGCTAATTGGTCTGATGGGTGGGATACTCAACAGACATGTGTAGAGGAAGATGTGGTATTTGCTACAACTGTAACAGTGACCCCAGTAGATTGTTATTATGATCTATATGTTGTTGGAACGTCTAGTGACGGTTCTGTGACTGGATATAATTGGACAATAGCTTCTGGTATATCTCAAACAGGTCCTTGGTCAACTATATGGACAACCCCAACAGGAGTAGAACAACAAGATAAAACAATATGTTTTACGGATGTTGGGTGGTATAATATAACAGGATATGTTCACGGAACTGGTGCTACTACAAGCGACAATGAAATACTATACATAGATGAAGTTTGTCCTGAGACTGTTGTTTCTGGTGTTTGTACAAATATAATTTGGAATGGGACTGGGGTTTTAGATGAGGGCGGAGATTGGGGTCATAGTAAGAGTGGAACCGAAACAGCTGGTTCTATGCATACAGGAACAAATGGTTTGGATGCTACTGGGTTGAAAAAGAATGATAAGATTTGGTTTTCCAATCAACATGGAGATAATATATCGGAATACGATATGCTTATAGTTTGGGCGAATATGAGAAGTTGGGCATCTGGTAAAGAAATGAATCTTAAATTTCATTCATTGGGTTCTCCTGGTGGATGGAGTGATGCTGTTTCATTAGGTGACTATATTGATATGTCTATGTTTAATACATGGCAAAGAGCTATTATACCATTAAGTAGATTTGATTTGATAAATTATAATAGAGTAGATACATTAGAATTCGAATCTAATGGTAGTATGGGTTTATATTTAGATGATATAGCGTTGACTGTAGGTACAACAGTTCCAATAGCTGGCTACGATATGTATGGTACTGAAGTGGGCGGGAGAAAATTAACGGCTAAACCATTGGAGCCGTCTGTTAAACCGGATGAATTTCCAGGAACGCCTAGTAAAAAAGCTGTAGATATTGATTTAAGACCCAGTATGAAAGGAAGGGGAGCTGAAACATCGCCAGTTCTATATCCCAAACCAATTAATTTATAAGGAGATATTATGAATTTTGGTATAATATATAAAGCGGTTAATAAGGTTAATGGAAAAATTTACATAGGTCAAACTGTTGAAAAATTGTCTAAGCGAAGATACAGACATGAAAATTCAACTGTTGATTATTATTTTAGAAGAGCTATAAAAAAATATAGCAAAGAAAATTTTGATTGGGAAATCTTAGAACATTGTGATTCTAAAGAAGAATTAGATGAAATGGAATTTCATTATGTTAAACAATATAATTCTTTTAGCAACGGTGGTTATAATTTATCATACGGCGGTAATGGTTCATTTGGCCGTAAACTGTCTAAAAAAACAAAAATGAAAATAGCTAAAAAAGCTTTGGGTAGGAAGGTAAGTATAGAAACCCGTAAAAAAATTTCTAATGCTAATAAAGGAAGAAAGCTTTCTTATGAAGCCAGGACGAAGCAACTTACTAATATTCCGAAGGGCTCTGATCATGTATTTTTTAGGGTTTTTGGACCAGATAATCCAACATCTAAAAAATATGTTATAACAGATTTAAATGGTAATGAGTTTGTAATAAAAGGAATACGGGATTTTTGTAGAAAATATAATTTATGTGCTTCACATTTGGTTAAATGTGCTAAAAAGAAACGAAACCATCATAAGGGATATAAATGTAGATATCATGATGAATACGAAGACAAAGGTTTAATGGAGGTGTAAAATGGGTGTTAAATTATCGTTTACGGTAAGCGATGTAAATACAGTTAAAATAATATATGATTACATAGAAGTTGCTAGATCTGATACTACTAGTTTACCAGCAACTTTAAGTGGTGCTGGCGGTCCTTATAATTTACTTCCTGGTGCTGGTCTACCTGTTGTGGATGGCCATCCTATACTTCTGGATGAGGGTGTTACCAATTATTCAATTTACGATGATAATGGATTGTCAACAAGCTGGTATATTTCAAGATATGTAAATTATGGTACAGGTACATATAGTGGTTGGTCAGATCCTGTATTGGGAGAGCCCGGTGATTTGTTTTATAATCCGCTATTTCCACCTGAAATAGCATATGGAACAGCAGATCAACTTATTATAGATAGAATTAGGAGATTAATAGGTGATCCACTTGGACTGCGTAGAGAATATGGAGAAGAAGCGGCGTCCTCTATTCATTTTGATAATAAAACCTATGAGTTGGATGAAAAAGGCTATCCTGTAATGGTAACTATGGCAGGACGATCTATGAATGATAACACAGATCCGACTATAAATGGTTACAGATTTTTGATATTTGATGAAGACATAGCCATTACAACTTGGTCCGGCGGTATAGAATATGGTGTTGATATATGGTATTATACATTCCGTTGGTCTGACAGACAAATAATGGAGGCGTATGATAATTGTCCGCCTCCAGTAGGATTAACTACAATTACAGCCACTTCTGAAGCATACATGCTTCAAACTGCTATAGAGTTGTTGTATTTAGAAGTATGGCATGATAGTGGTGAGGATGGGGCAAGGATAGCGGATGAAGGATCAAGATATGATCCAAGTCCAGGTCTTGAAACAAGAAGAGCGTTATTAGATAATTTACAAAGGAGATTAGATAAGTTAACACAATCATTAATATTAACTGGGATAGAAGGAGTATTAATAGATTAATTAGCGACCAGTAGGAGCTGAACAATGAGAAGCAGAATAAGACCTAAAACAAAGCGAAAATTTAGAAAGTCGATCCGAGATGTAATTAAGGGTCTTAGCCGTAAGGTTCTTGTTTACAGACAGCCTATCAAAAGTGAATGTCCAAACTGTTATTATGATAAAATGACAGCCAGCTCAACAGGCAAATGTAAATGGACTCCAGCTGAGGCCCAAGCTAAAAATGATATTACTAAATATAAATATTTTTTAAGGGGCCGTTGTCCCATATGTAAGGGTAAAGGTTATATAGAAACTAAACGGAAAAGATGGGTGGATTGTTTAGTAATTTGGGACCCAAATGCTCGTGGTACTGGTAATCAAATGGTTTATACTCCTGCTGGTACAGAAGGATCTACTATTGTTCAGTTAAAAGCTCATCCAAAATATTTTGATACGTTTAAAGATTGTGATTATTTAGTTGTTGATGGTGTTGATTGTAAAGTGTCTAGACCTCCTATATTGAGAGGGCTTGGTAATCAGTCTGTGTTAATAATAACAGCATTTACGACTGAGAAGCCTAAGGTTTCTACTGATGAAATAGTTAAGGAATATACATAAAGTGAAAAATTTACACGGATCAGTAGTTAAAACAATAAAGTTATATGATTCTATGGTAAAAGAAGAATTATATAAGGAATTTGAACAAGGTGTTGAGGAAGTAAAGGATGTTATAATGATTACTTATGATACTGAATTGGTGGTTCGTAATAGGAAAAGTAAAACGAACCCTTTACTTCCAAAATATAGAGATGAATTTATACAAAGATTAAATAGTTTTGAATATATTGAAGAAGTTAAGGGTGGATATAGGTTTGTGGTGCCAGACATGGATACTTTTGATTTTAGTGGTAGTAAAATGAGAGTTATTGAACAAATTTTAGAAGGAACTGCTGGTGTTTATGTCGAGGTGTCTCTTGATGATTATGAAAAAATGTTTGGTAAAAAAATTATAAGTAGAGAACCTTTAGATACAAGTGTGCCTAAAAAAGAAATAATATATTTAATGAGGTATGATGCAAATGTAAGATCAGCAGAATTAAGAGTATTTGGCAGAAGAAATTATTTAACTAGATATCCTTTTTCTAATACTCCTCCTATTCGTATATTAGACGAGGGAATAGGTTGGGTAAAAGATAATTTTGATAGATGGGTTAAAACAGCAACTAAAACAGCAATTAAAAGATATAAGAGGTCAGTATAATGAGCTATGAAATGAAAAGTTTTAGAAAAGAAGACTTAAGTTTATATTATTATCTTAAAGAAGTGGTTCTGTGTAATTTTATTGAGATAGAAGAGGGTATCCCTTTAGAATTTTCAGAAGAATTGTCTTCTTGGAATAGTACTACAAACAGTTATGATAGTTATGTATATGTGGCATTAACAGATATGGTTCCGACCCCTACAGAAAGAGGTAGAGGGTGGGCGTATCTTGATTCAGTTTCAAGTGTTGATAATAGATGTGAACCTTTTGCAACAGTAGTGGGTACAAGGGCTGATGGTACAACAATTACAGGTACGCCTGAGCAGTCTGATAGGATAACTGTATACGATCCTTTAGGAAGTGGTATTAGTGATAGTGAATATATGATAGATTATTTAGATGGAAGAGTAATAACTTCAGGTACTGTGACGCCTACATCTGTTGATTATTACTGGCATTATGTAAGTTTAGTTGATGAATGGGCAGCCATTGAAGCAGCCGATCCACCTGTTGTTGTTGTAGATATTCATGGTACTGACAAGACTGGGTATCAATTAGGCCCTGGTAAAAAAATTACAAGAAAGGTTGATATACATGTATTTGCATCTAATACCGCTGAAAGAAATGATTTAGTGGAAACACTTTATGATGGATTATATTTGAGAAGTTATATATTATTTGATTTTCCATTAGGAACAATTTTAGATTATGATGGTACTTGGTATGGAAGAAAAGAAAACATGAATAAACTAACCACTTTATTTGATAGAAGCGGTATAAAAGGATATGTAGGTTATATGCAGTTTGAGAATGTAACAGCTAGGCATGTTAATTTACCATTAATTATGACTAGAGCAAGGGATGAAGTTATGTTAAGCGATCTAAATGCTTATAGATCTAAAATAAGTTTTGATTTAGTTACATATACTGAAGTGTAATATTTAACTAACCTCTGTAATAATAGAGGAATATACTTTTGAAAAGGGAATGGTTTATTATCGCCAAACTAGCCTCAGTTTGTTGATAATAATAAGGATTGATTTAATACCAACCTGGTATTTATTGAAAACGTATAAATAGGAGGATTGAAAGATTATGGCTAGAAATAGAATAATTTATGCGAGTCAATCTGTATGGTGCAATGGCGAAGTACTTTACAGAGTACAATCCTTGGGAAGCACTACGACTTTTACGTCTGAAGACATCTTTGAACTTGGACACTTAGATATTATCGATGTTGTTGACGATGTTCCTGCGGTGGCGGTAACAATAAACACCAATGATTTTGGTGATGTCCGCACGCTCGCAACTTTAGCTCAATTATCACCTGCTAAAAAAGCCATGGATATTACTGCTACTTCTACTAATGGTAATTTAGTTGTTGTTAGTGGTACACAGCTTGCTGAAGTCGGCCCATACCTGCATGGTGTGGCACTAGCTGACTTTGCTATTGTGTGTGGTAACTTGCCGGGTGTTACTATTTGGGCTCCTGTTCAAGACGAATGCTCATTAGGAACGTTGGCAAATAATATTGATCAGACGTTGTTCTTAGATGAAGTTTACGTCAATAGTTTGGAGTTTGGTTATACTACTGGCGCTAACGCCACTGAGAACTACGGAGCTGAGACGGACAATAAGATGTGGTTGCTGAATGCTGCAAAATTTGTAAACTTTGACAGTTATACACTAGATTCAGATGATATTACAGCAGGATATGTTGATCTAACTATTGCGTCTGGTGTTGCTATTCCTACACTGTCTACTGGTAAGCTAGCATTTTTGAGAAAAAATGATGATGGTGCACCAGCAGCAACTTGGTATGATACTTCTGCTACTGAAGTTACTAATATTGAAGTATCAGCTACAGTAGGTGTTGCGCTTGCAAGTGACTTCGGTTATGATGCTGCAGGTGGTCCTCACAGACTATGGTTTCCAACTGGATCAAGTTTTGCGGTTGGTGATGTAGTTGAGGTAGCTTATGCTGCTGATGCTTATGGTAGTGGCTCATCTGACACGTATTTTACAGCATTAGCAGATGCAGACAGGCCTGATTTTCTGGGTGCTCTTAGACAGGGGCAGGTAGAAGTTTATATTGTTGGTCCTAACGATGCCGATTGGGACATTGCTTGGAGACTAACAGGTTGCACTATTACAGCAGATCTTACTCGTGAAGCTCTTGCTGAATTAGGACATCTTAGTCCATATGATCGTCCGCTGACATTGCCGATTCCTATTACGGTAACGGTTGATACCACAGCAGGTGATCTTGAGAACTGGTCTAAGGTTGCTGACCAATTAACAGCATTTGAAAATAATACTTTGGATGATATCGATCTTGCTGATTTAATGAGATCTGAAGATCTGAAGTTAGTGGTCAAAGTTTATGCTCAAACCGACGAAGAAGCTGGTGGAACTGGAGCTCTTAGAACTGTTGCTTCTGATTCTACTTTAGTCGGTCAAAGTTACTGGAATAATGGTACAGAAGCCGTGTATGTGGGTGCTGGAGAGCAGGAACGTGCTCTTAAAACCATTGTTGTTGAACATTTAAAGATCACTGATGAAGGTGCTACGCTGGATATGGGTGCTAATATGACACAAACCTTTGGTTTCAGGTCTACTAATGACTTGTATGTTGTAAAAGGTGATTTTGATATCGATCATATTACCACAGATTTTAAAATTAGAAGAAACGGATAATAGGATTAGAAGGAAGATGGGTGGCACTAATAATGCCACCCATCTATGAAATTTTTATGGGAGGAGTTAGAGGCTATGGTAGTTAAAGAAAAAAGTAAGGAAAAATTAAATAAAGTGGTGGAAGAAGAAGTAACAAGAATGTTCGAGTCCGTTCTTGACTATGCGCAAGTAGCATGCCCTACCCCAGATACTTATAAAGTTCTTAGATCAAAAATTCTTAGAGTAGGTAATAATTGTATAAGAACTATTAAAAAGAGACTAGATCATTATGATGTGGAATATAAGGCTACTGCTGAGGACATTGTTGAGATTCCTCAGCGATAAATAAATAGAGAAGGCAACGGAGGAGGATCGTTACTATGGTAGAAGAAAAAAAAGATGACAGACGAAGTTTTTTTGGGCCAGATGAAGAAAGTGTTTATTATATAGCTGCCCCTGCTGCTGAAGATATTAGAGGTGCAGATTGGCATTATAGTAAAACGTATACTAAATGCTTGATGGAAGGGATTACTACAAGCGCTGAAATGATGGATATTTTAATGCGGAGAGGTATTATAGGTCCTGAGTTTGAACAGCGTGCACAAGAATTAACTAACAATCTAAATGATAAAATAACAGCACTTAACAACGCTGGTTCTTCAGAAGAGAAAAGAACACTTGCTATTGAAGTTGCTCAAGCAAGGGAAGAATTATTTCAGTGGAATCAAAGATTAAATGGTCCCATGAATAATACTTGTGAGCAGATATCAGACGATGCAAGATTAGAATACTTAACGGCTTGTATGATTAAGGATGAAACCGACACAAGAGTTTGGAGTTCTTATGATAAGTATTTGGGCGGTAAAAGCCAAGCACTGGCCGTAAGAGCTAGATTTGAAGTTATGTTGTTTTTGCAAGGGCTTGACTCAAATTTTCTTGAGCAGACACCAGAAGCCCAGGCTATGAGAGAAGTAGAGGCTGATATATTAAAGAAAGCAGAAGAAGCTATAAAAGCTGTCGAAGCTTTGGCAAAAGAAGAAGAAGAAGTAGAAAAAGCTAAGACTAAAGCTACTAAGAAAAAGACACCTGCGAAAAAGAAAGCGCCTGCGAAAAAAGCGCCTACTACTAAAAAAGAAGATAGTTAAAAATGGATATCACTTATGAGCAGTTAGAGAGATATCTGTATAAGATATTTACTGGCCGTGAATTAGTGTATATTACTAATGGCTCTAAGAATTTTTGTATTGAATTTAGACAACCTAACAATACGGTCATGCTTAGAGCCAATCTTATTTATGATAGTTCTTATGATGATGCTATAAACAGCGGCATGTTGTCGACAGAAGATTTGGAAAAGTTAATAAAAGATCGCAACATATTTACTGAGGAAGACCAAAAGAAGATTGATAAATTAGAATCTCAATTAGAAGGCCAAGAAGTTTTGTTAGCTAAAACTACAGTAGTTAGAGCACATCAAGATAGAATAAAAGGAGTTATAGGTAATTTAAAAAAAGAAATCAATGAATTAAGAATGAAAAAATCTTCCAAGCTTTTAATGGCTGCTGAAAATAAAGCTCAGGAAGACAAGACGACGTTTTTATGTGCTTCTTGCACATATGATTATGATAAAAAAGAATTATTTTGGAAGTCTTATGATGATTTATTAAAAGAAACTGATTTAGTTTTAAAAGATAAAATTTTAATTAAGTTTTTAACATTTATTGCTGGTATTGATAGTACTATTATCAGATATATAGCTAGAAGTAACTTATGGCGAATAAGATATATAGCCAGTCAAAAAACATCGGACTCTTTATTTGGAGTTCCGGCGTGTGAATACAATAATGATATGTTGAATTTATCTTATTGGTCTAATTTTTACCAAAGTGTTTATGAAATGCTTCCAGAAGATAGACCCCCTGAATTAGTCATAGAAGATGATGAGGCGTTAGATGCTTACAT